AACACGAATATACTGGTAGGTATTCGTCTTAAAATCAAATGCTTTAGTTAATTCAAGTGCTTCTGCATCTGTAGCTTGAAAAATCTCGGTTTCAACTGGAACAGAAGAATACGTAGTATTATCCGCCGAAGCATAAACATTAACTGTAACATTGTCAGCCGTACTTGTTGCAAATGTAACTTTAGCTACAACCGAAGCCTCGAAAGTTCGTGGAATAGTCCTGCAAATAATATTACTATCCGTAACCGCCGTTGCTAATGTAACCCCAGACCACAAAGTAGTAGTAGTCTTTTGAAAAGCCATACAAATCAACCTCCTAATATAGTTAATTTACACCTAAGTTAGTAGCGAAAAACATCGCGTGTAATAGCTTTCTGTTCGTTATTATGCCACCTACGCACAAAAGCTTTAGGTATATTTCCAACTCTATGTTGGAAAGGAATTTGCCCTACTCCGCGTTTCATAATAAATGATTTACGTGAATACCCTGATGTTGTTGTAAGCAAAGCAGTATTAAATAAAAAAGTACCTCCAGATAGATGTATTCCAAATAAGTTAATATCAGATACTGCTGCTGTGCTATAAGGTGGTTTTGATACACACCCATACCAGGAATAAGTAGTAATTTCATCACTTTCATCTTTATAAATAAATGTAATTTCTACCCACTTAGGAGAATTACTGGATATCTTAAAAAAATATCGTTTTGTAGGATCAAACTCATACTCTCTATAAACGCCATGCCCCTCAATAGTTATACCACCGTCACTTGGAAACGGATCAGAATGGTAATGGTAATCAGCAGAAATTTGCCCCCCGCCAAAATTAATAAGATTACCAGAAGTTACTTCAGCATAATCGCAGGTAAAATGTAGTCCTTTCTTATCAGCTGTGAGTACCTCACCACGGAACGTCTGAGGAATAAAACCATTTTTATCAGACCAGTAGCTATCAACAAAACGTTCTACACTACCGCTACTAATATTAACATACGAATTAGTTTGCGGATTAATAAAAGAATTATAAGTTTCTCCTGGAACAAAAAAGTTATGTATTGACCAATTACTATCCGAAACATCTTGTTGCGTAAACTCACCTATAGAAGTATAGGCTCCGTCTCTTTCTAATTCACGTACTATAATTGTATTTTCAAAATCGTTAACCTCAATAGCATATAAATGCCCAAATGTATTATAAATACCATATACCAAGTCTCTATACCCTGCTGTATTACTATTAAATAGATATAAGTAACCATAATCGCTACCTGACCATTGGCTAAATGGTTTGAATGTCCACACAGGTTCGCCATCAAAAGTAGGATCACTAACAACCACGCTTGGAAAAGCTAAAAAATCTGATTCACAGTTTGTGGCGTTTGTTACAGTATTCCCGCTACTAACAAGATTTGTTGGTTGTGGTTCTGCAAATGTCTCCCCGTCCCCAAAGAAAGGAAAGTCAGACCAAAAACCTCTATATTCTGCTCTACGTTTTAAATTATAACCTGGATCAAATGAATAACTTGTTTTTGTAAAAAGATCGGGAGAAAGAGTACCATTATAAGGCACAGCTACAGGCACATAGTGATCAAATTCATAGCGCGGAAAATTATTTATAGTTTTTATTACTTTTACAGCCGTTCCATAATCTCTTTCACTCGCAGAATACCCAGTAGAGAATTCCTCCGGATCAGTATACGATTCAAGTGCAGTCGTATGATCCCATATTGGTCCAACATTGTACCTTTTTACTATTTTTCTTTGTGGAAGGCTAATTGATTTTCTTTCATCAACACTCGTTGAATAATCTGAAAATGAGTAAGATTGAGTATCATAGCTTAGCTCAAATGGCGGATGTATATTTATTCTAAATTGATTGTTACTACACCAAGAGTACTGATCTCCAGATGCAGATGCTGTTAGCATTAATAATAAAACAATAGGCCTATCAACGTCATTATAGTTACAAAAAGCAGAATAATAAGGGTAAGGGTTTTGTGCATTAAATCCTTCCGAGGAATTCTTTATGTATAATGGGAATGGGGGCTTACCAGGAAAATTAAAAGTAACACTTTTTCCCCAAGTTACGTACCATAGTTTGTTTCCTGGATTTGTCAAAGTAATTCGTTGTATACCGTCTGTACACTCTGACCAAGCACCAGGTGTATACGGATAAGCTGAACTTACATACCTTCTCCAGGCTGTAACACCGAAGCTTATAGATCGTGGCGCGTTAACATTGATATCGCCATGTGTAGCCCAAAATGGTCCAAGTCCTCTTGGTGATACACCTAATGGATAATAAAGTGGCATCCGCCATACCTCTGACAAAAAATAGTATTGTGTTCCGTCAAAAGGCATATGTCCATAGTACGTACCAGTATCATTAATACCGATAGACCTAAATTCATTGGAGTTAAGATAAACTAAACTTTGCGGCTCAAAAGGATAACGAACACTATTGGTTTCATCTGTGCCAAAAAGTTTATTTACTCCTGCCCACCAGCTACCTGGTATAGGATTTTCTACTGTTTCCTCAACGTGTATACCGGTTATAGAAACGCCCTCTGTAACCACATCAAGTGTGGGCATAGATACTAACCCGTAAAAATCTTCTGTGCCATATGGCTGGTTTCTCACTTTTGGGTAGTCTTCGTCTGTTATTTGATCGCTAATAGCCCAATTATTATCACATGGTTCCGCAGACAACGTAGCAGCTACAGTACCTGTTCTAACTAAAGTTGTCGCATCTCCATCATTTAATTCTTCCCCTTCATCATCAATCAAATCTTCCCCATCTTCTTGGAAAGACATAACATAAGAAATAATTTTTCCTGTTGACATGATTGACTCGTGTACCGATTTTGTAAAAATCCCCGGGTAATAGTTATATTCAAGCGGCGATAAATATCCAAAGTTAAGCCCATCAAGTGTAAAATACCATCCATCGTCACCTTCAGCTAATGTAAAATCCTTAAATGTGGGCAAAATTTCTACTTCGTTGGAAGTTGCAGCCGTAACTGGGCTTTCAATTATTTGTACTGTATGATTCTCATCAACTATAAAATTAACTGTACTTCCTACATCTAAGTTTGAGTCTCCGGCGACATTAGCCTCTAATGTACCACCACTTGGTCCTACTTCGGTGACTTGGGCTAACGGGCTAACTCCGCCAAAAAAACTTTTTATTTTAACACGGACACCGTTCTTTGCGGTTATAGTACCTTGAAAAAACCTTTGCCTACCCCGTGATCGATTCATACGAAAACCCCTCGATAGTAGATTCTATATTTTTTTCGTTGTCAAACCGCAATGATATTCTTTCTACTACCAAGGTGTATTGGTTACCCTGATAACTGTATGCTATAATATCCCCTGGTTTTACTTCTACATAACTTTTCAAAGTAAGTGTTATGGTAGTTAATCGCGCATTTTCTTTTTCTAAAATATAGTCCGCTAAAGCGTCTATTGTTCCATTAGACTGTCCTTGCATCAATGCCGCATTATGCTGGTATACATTTTCAGTTCCACCTTTTGCATAGTAACCAAGCAAGATAGTTGAAAAATTTCCTCCCGGATTTTTAACAGGCACAAAAATTTCAAAGTATATTAACGAATCATAGTCACCAAAAACATTTATCCGAAATTCTCCGGGTGTATCCCCGCTACTTCCACCACTTCCGGAAGGTACACAATCAAAGTAAATAGATTTATCGGATACTAAAGAACTGGGCTGTATACCTTGAATTCGTAAGTCCTGTCCGGTATATCTCCAGATAGCTTCTTGATCTTCGGAAGATGGTTCTTGGCGAATATACTGCGAAAGTTCCGGTCTAACAGACACGGTTATAGTTTTTGCATAGTTTGTTGTGTCTAAACTATAACCAGCTAATGCTGATTGCAAAGAACTTGGATAATTAATATAGTCATAAGTGCCCTCAGATACGGATAAGCCCATCCCTTCTTCGTATTCATCATCAATTACAAACTCAAAAGAAGTAGAATCAGATACTGGTTCGTCAGTATCTACGGGTAATCCGGTTTGATAATCGATAGCTTGACCAGCAATATATAGTTTATTGTAACATTTTATTTTCACGTTGGACATAGCAACGTTGGCTCTAAGAAGAGAAAGATTACCGGTAACTTCTATACCATCATAACTACGTGTTGCATTATAAGTTATTGTTCGATCTTCTATCATGCTCTGTGGTAGGTTATGTGTAATAGCCATCCCACCATTATTAGCCCTTCTGGCTTCTGCGTGTAGATGTACTACACCATCAACCACAGTTAAAAAATATCCGTATGTTTCTGCTGCTGCAACCAATACTTGCCATACAGACTGATCTATAAAAGCAAATGAATCAAAATTTGTATTATGAAAACTTCGATTAAAATCATTGTCCCCCATATCTAAAACAAATAATGCGGATGAAGGGGCATTTACGTGTTCTCGTAGAAGCAATGTTATGACATTTTCTATAGTATTAACCCAGTCGTAAGACATACCGCCTTCATCGTTATATACTAAATAACGTTGTCCATAGTAGGCGGAAGTACTAATTATTTTTTCGGATAAGTATATTTCACTACCCATAGCTTTTAATGAACTTTTGTTAATATCAACTAATTTCCCCGAAAAAATTGCTTGCCCATCAAGCATAAGAGTTACAGGTATGTCACGATCTATTGGGCTTAATGTTTCTACAAATTCTTCTACTGTATCGGTAACATCGTCTTCATCCTCTTCTTCAGAAGAAGAACTACTATCCATATATTCAGCAAGAACAATGGACACATCATAATATTTTACAGTTTCTTCGTAAACAATCGTATTTTTATACGTAATTTCTTTGACAAGGTATTCACCTTTAACAGCATATTGTTTATAATCTGTGGTCTCCCCAACTCTTTCGCCATAATCAACTTCTACGGGATTTTCAATTTCAACATCTATAAATTCTCCTACAGTTGGGATATCTGAAATATCCATAGCAAAATAATGTAGCGTAATTTCTTTGTGCGAATTTTCTGGAATATTAGATGAAGAAGATTCCGCTAAATCTTGTATGTTAACTGACAGCGAAGTTATTTCTTTGTTATTCCTATCATATGTAAATGGAATATCGTTATACACAGCGTCGCCAACCGTCAGGATAGCCCAGTGTATTCCTTCGGGATTTTCTGGGTCTTGGTTTATATACTCATCTAAGTCATCAGAACCAAGACCGTAACTAATTTCTTCTGGTTGTAGTGTTAACATTATTTCACCCCAACAATCGTGGCGGTAACGCCTGTTAGTATAACCGAAACGCGCCTTCCTACGTCTATACTAAGCGGGGAAAACGCGGAATAAATCTTTCCATTAATGTTTAATCGATAGTAATTCCCGTTTTTACTTGTTACAACACCTACGTACAATCTGTAATCAGTCCGCATAATTATGTTTCCTCATATGGTACTAACGTAATTGTTTGAAAACTAATAGTATCAATTACGTGTATATCACCATCCGTATAGGAAGTGTTTTCACTGAAATATTCGGAAACCATCTCGCCGTCTTTCATGATAAAAAATCCTTTCCACGGCTCTAAAGTAATACTACCCTCATAAAATCCCATAGGTGTCATTCTTTTTAAGCTATAATTTGAAATGCCAAACAGTACATTAAAATCGTATGTTAGATTTATATAGGGAATGTATAAAGCTACATTATATTCTCTCATGATTAAATAATCAAATAAAATTGGCGGTAATTTCACATTGGCCGATAAAGAATTTTTTGGGGCTTTAGTATTATTTTTATCTATCGTTATAGAAAAAAACGTTTGCGGATTAAACATGGCAAAAATAGAATCTTCAATTGGCTCCGTTAAAGTACAACTAATCCCCATCTGAAGTAGCGGAGGCATTTCCGGGCCTTCAAAATCGGTAGAAGTGCCTTCCGGAACATAGTCAGTAATTCTATAGGTAGCCGTGATATTAGACGGAATATAGATAGCATTTGTTACAATCATCCCCGTACACCCGCCATTCGTTTTTCCCAGGCCATTCTATCGGTAAGTTCCTTCATAATTTTATTGGATAGGGTTGACTCGTTTATTCCTGTGCCATTAATTTGAATAGCCCCTTGTTCAACTACAATATCTATGTTACTTGATGTTTGTTGAGACGTTGGTGCTGCCGTTGTTGTACCGGGTATATTTGACATTGCCATCTTTAGTTTGTCTGCAACATCATTAAACCCTGCGGAAAAAGCTCTTCTTAATATGCTTTCAAAGTCACCAGAAGTTAGTCCTTCAGTTACTTGTTGCCCTAAACCGCGTAGGGTAGAAGAATCTTCAAAAATTTTCCAGTAAGGGTATATCGGTATCTCGTTTGTCTTACCAACGGCGTCGTCAGTTACTTGTTGCCCTAAACCGCGTAGTAGGGTAGCAGAATCTTCAAAAATTTTCCAGTAAGGGTATATCGGTATCTCGTTTGTCTTACCAACGGCGTCGTCAGTTCCACCAGCCTTATCCTGTGAATCAAGCAATTCTTTAATTTTCCAGTAAGGGTATATCGGTATCTCGTTTGTCTTACCAACGGCGTCGTCAGTTCCGCCTGACTCAGGTTCTACCCTACCATCTGATCTAACTATAGTTTCTAAAACACCGCGAATACCACGTACACCATCAGCAATATCTCCTGTATTTACAGACGTTTCTTCTTCAATTTTTATGCTTCTGGCAGCGGATTCAGCTTCTTTTTGATTTGTACTACCGCTACTACTTTGACTATTATTTTGTGTTGATCCCCTTAGAAGACTTATTATCTGATCTAATTTACCATTTGTAGTATTAAATTCAGTAGATATCGTATCTTTTACCGCTATTGTATCTTGAGATATTTTAGACGTAGATTGAGCAATATCACTAAAGTAATCAGCAGACTCTTTGTAATATTCTTCGGCGCCCTTTAATGTGTCAAGAGCTTCTTCTTGATATTTTTTTGCCTCTTCAGCAGCTTTTGCAACCTCTTCTTTAGCTTCTGTAAGCTGTTCCCTAAGTATAGTGAGTTGAACATCGATACCTTCAGTTAATTGAGCTATCATAACATCTCTATCCGGGTCAGTAACATTAATTTCCGTAGATAGGGATTCTAATATCTGTTCCAAGTATTCTTTAGATTGTTCTGCAACGGTCTTATCATCTTCGTGGAAACCAACACCTTGATCAATTAAATCTTGGACGTAAGCAAGTAGTTCTTCTGTAGACATATCGGAAAAATCTACGCCACTACCGGCTCCAAAATCATCAAGATTTGATAATTCACCAGTTAAGGCTTCTAAGGCTTTTTTTAGATCGGCAGCACCGCTAAGATTACCCTGATTAACAAGTTCTGTTAACACTTGATTAATTTGTTGATAGGTAGAATCACTTATAGAACCTTCTGCCGACATTTCTTCTTTGATAGTGTTAATAAGATCGCTGTATTCCCCTGTACCTTGTAAAATTGCTATGACACTATCAAAGCCGCCTTGCACAATATCATCTATCTTAGGTTTATCTTCTGGTTTTGCAAAATCATAGATTGCTTCACTTACTTCGTTAAGTCCTTCGCCAATTTGTTCATCAGATTCTTCGTATAGGAAATGGAAGTCCGGCGTAAAATTAGGGTTAGAAATTTGTTCCATTGTCCATAAAATATCATTTACACCGTCACTTGTAGAACCTACTGCCATTCCAAGCATTTTCATTACATCTGATAACATCTGTCCAGCTAAGTCTACGGTTTCCATTAAACCGTCAGTCATTAAAGCAACCATATCTAATTCGCCAGAAGTGATCATGCCATCTTCTAAAGAATCTACAATGAATTTACCAATAGCCATTACTTTGTCTTTTATAAGCGCTGATTCTAAAACCGCTTCTATTAATCCATTAACAATCGCACTTTTTACATTTTCTTTTATTTCTGTGTGTAGTACTTCCCAAGCCTTACTTTCGCCAAGATCAACTAAATTTTTAGTGAAATTATCAAACGCCCCAGCTAATACATCACTTATAGAATCAGCCCAATCCGCTATTGCGTCTTCATAAGCTTTTAATGCGGCTTGTTCTGCTTCCATATTTTCAATTGCTTGTTGTAATGCACCATAAGCATCTACTAAATTTTGAAGTTGATCATCATATTCATCTAACCACTGGATATTAGGATCATCGTTTTCAAGCAAGTACTGTTTCATGTCATATAGTTCTTCGATAGCACTTTCTAAAGCCGAAAGTTTATCCTTCATTGCAGAAAGATCGTCATCACCAACAATTGCAGACATAAAATCTATCTTATCAAACTCAGCTTGTAACCTATCGAAAATCTTACGGACTTCTTCTGTCATAATCATTTGGATATACTGCATCGCTTTTTGTATCATGTCTTGCACTGTCTTTATGTACTGCTGTAATTTACTTATTCCTTGCTGGTAAATTTCTGTTCCAACAATGATGTCACTATCTCCAGCCTGATACGTAGCAAACGTAGCTTCACTTGATTCGGCTAAAAGTTCATTCCAGTCTGTTATTTGTTCTTTTATTTTTTCAATAGCTTCTTCTGCACGTTCTAAGTAGTCGTAGTAATAGTCAATTGCAGCTTTCCAGCCGTCTGGTGGTTCAAAAGCACCCAGCAATTCTGCGGGATGTAAACTTTCAAGTATGCCCTCAACTTCTTCTTTGACACGTTTCCATTCTGCAATATACCAATCAACATATTCTATCACTCTTTTTTTCTGATCTTCAAGATCAGCTATCTGAGCTTCGATTTTAGCTACTTTATCCAACGCTTTTTGTAATCTTAGCAATTGATGTTCAGTTTCCCTAATTGCGTCTTGTAACTTAGCAAAGAATTGTGTATTAGGATCAGCTGTAGCTAATAACTTGCGGAATCTGTCTAAAGCACTACTAAGTGCCGTAATCATAGCTTGGCCAACAGAAGATACATTAGCCACAGTTTCTTTTAGACCTTTTAATTTATCTTCAGTACTACCAGATACAATAGTAAAATCTTCAAGAGTCCCGGCAGCTTGAATAATAGCTTCACTACTTTCTAACATAACTTCGGCAATAGTTAAATCTTCTATCATAGATTGTAAGTTACCTAACTCAGTATTTAAGTTGGCTACAGCGGCTGTACTTCGCCCTAATCCCAAATTACCTTCCATAGCTGCTTCAAAACCACTGGCAGCTGCAGTAGTTTCTTTTATTTCCGTTTGTAGTTTATTAAATTCAGCCGCAAGTTCTTCACTTGAGAAGTCGTAAGTTATATCACCTGTATCTGATTCTATCTTATTGTAAGCGGCTGCATTATCCGCCAAAAATTTTTCTCTTTTCAATAGAAGAGCGTCTAATGTATTTGAAATTTGCTCATATTTCTGGGTAAATAGTCCTAAATCATTTACAGCGGCTTCTCGCAATCCTACTGACCAAGACTCTAATTCCTCTTCGACAAGTTTTATAGCTGTGCCGACTTTTTCTATGGGTTCAGTAAATGTTCCACCATCAACAGTTATATTAGCCTCTTGTTCTTGTTGAAATTCGGCGTAAAGTTCTTTTAACTCTTCCAGCTCAGAATGTAACCCAGTTATTTGGGAAGCCGCTTCCTTGCTACCATTTGTTAACTGGTGTATCTGGAATCCAACTTCTACATATCTATCTTTTAGAATACCAAGAACATCCGAAACAGCACTGTAGGCACTTTCTCCAGGTAAATCTAACTGTATAGATATTTTAACCAGCTGATCTGAAATAACAGATCGCTCAAACTCTTGTCTAAGTCTTAAATATTCTTCGTACGCACTTTCTATCGATTCTTGTAAATTCTTGTACAATCGATCAAAATATACTGCGTCTTCAAGATCTTCATTTAATTCATCAACAGCTCTTGCTTGATCTTTAATGCTTTTAGTTATACCAGACATTTGTTGTTGATAATCTCTATCTAACTCAAATTTTACCCGCGCAAATTCTGCATCAGCTGTCTGTTTAATGAACTCGTCCGTAGCATCTGTATATTTTTTATTTGCATCTTGTACTATACGTTCATAAGTTGTTGACAAAAAGTCATTATATTCTTGCGAAAGATTCTTTGCGGTTTCTTTCTGTGCTTGAACAAAGGAATCTTTCATTGATATTTGATCCACTAAAGCTTGTTGATCTTCCTTACTTATAATAAGTTCTTTCCAGTTAAAACTAAGTAGGGTTGTTTTTAATTCCCCTATCATTTTATTGGTGGATTGTAGCTGATCATTAAGGTAAGCTGTTTTATCCCCAAGATATAAAAAGTCTATAGCAGCAAATTGCAGCGAAAAATTTTGTGCGGCATCTGCGGCAGCCATGCTAAACTGTATCATAGCACCAGCAGCCCTCTTAAGCTCACTATCTAAGTCCATAGCAACCGCTGTGTCTTTTAATAAACTTAGTTCTTGCCGTGCAAAATCAATTTGTTCGCCAAGAAGTTGAGCTTCTTTCGCCGCGTCCGTAAATTCTTGGGAATTAAATGCTTCGGAACCTTGCTCCTTAATTAAATCTTGTTTTACTTGCGCTAATTGTTCGTATTTTTCTACATAACCAGCAAGCTCTTCTTCTTTGTTACCAATATCGATAGCTAAAGCGTCTCTATCAAAGGAAGCTTGCAAACCAGCTAAATCTTGGTAAGTTTGTTTTGCTGTATTTAATAGGCTATTAAAGTACTCAACTTGCGTACCAACATATGTAAAAGATGTTTCTATAACTTTAATTTTTTCTGCGGCCTCTTCAAAAATTTCGGCTATTTGTGAATTTACTAAGTCTAAAACAACTTGGCGTAATTCGATAGTCGCCGCACGTACTGCCTGTAGGTAAGTATAAGCATTTTGTAATTCCGCAGTCCAACCGGCTAAATCCCTTTGGACAACTCCTATATCTGCTTTTAAATCTTCAATAGTTCCGGTAAAACCAATAGTTTCTGCTGCTAATTCAAAATCTTCTGAGTTAACAAGATAATCATAAGTAGCTTGCATTTCTTGTAGCTTAGTAGTCAACTCAGAAACCTGGTTATTCATCTCTTGGTACTGCTCGTACATATCCTGTGCATCAGCACTAAATCCCTGTTCTGCACCAACTTCTGCAAGCAAAAGTTGAGCTTCAACTAAATCTTCTACTTTAGTTGCTAAGGCTTCTACCCGTTCAGAAGCACCGCCAAAAGCTTGGTACATAATTTCGCGTAAACTCTCGCCATAAGAAACCGTCTTCTCGAACTCGGTATTTACATCGCGAATAGATAGATAAAAGTCTTCAATACCTTTTGAAAACTTAAGTTGAGAAAGTCTGGCTTGCAACTCTAATAAAGTGCTGTTAGCATTAACATACGATAATAATAAACGTTGTTGTTCTTCGGTTAAATCAGCAAGAGCCCCATCCTTTTGAAAAAGCGCATAAAAATTTTCGTTTAATTCAATTAACTTTTCATCCGCCTTAGCCATCGCTTCTGTTTTTTCTTGCACAGATTCAGTAAGAACACCCATGCGCTCTTTTTCTGCATCATTTAACTGGTCATATTGGGAATAAAGTTTTTCTACTTCTTCACGTTCAGCGCGTACTTCACGCGATAAATTTTCATGCTCTTTTTCTGTATCTGCTATAGCATCGGCTAATGTGCGATACTGCCTTACGCCCTCAGTTGGAAGAACACCACTTTGTTCAAGTTCTACCTGCGCTGTAATTAAATCCTCGATAGCCTGTGTTACCATGTCTATTTCTGTATCTGCCGCAGAAAAATCTTCACCAAGAGCTGCAGCAACCCTACTATTTATTTCATATATTTTATCGTATTCTTTGTTAACATCTTGTAAAGCTTCTACCCAATTTTTGGTAGCTTCAACCATATCTTCATACTTTGATCGAGTGTTCAGCGCATCTATAACTAAAGACATACTTTCTAAAGAAGTGGTGGCATTTTGTATGTTATCAGAAAGTTCCTTATATTTTAGTGCTTCTTCATCAGATAAAGTCTCTCCATTAGCTACACGTTCATCGAAAATATCTAAGTCTTTTTGTAGTAAAGCTATTGCTTCACTCTGTTTTACAGCAATTTCCGAAACACGATAAATTTCTTTTTCTGTTTCAGTAAATGCCCCGGCAAATAAGTAATCCATTTCTTTCTGTAGATTTTCAATTTCATAGAAAATCTTGTTAAAAGACATCTGATCAATCTGACCCTGTAAATCTTGCAACGCCTGTTCCATTTCGGCAGTCCATTCAACAAGCGGATTTTCTTTAGCCAAATTTTTTAGGGTCAATAATTCTATCACTTCATTTTTTAACTCATCAATAACACCAGACGCATATTCTACATCATCAGAGTCAAAAAATATACCATCCGAAAAATAAGCATGCTCAGAGGCTAACTGATACAAAGTTGTTTGCAAATTATTTAATGAAGCCGTAAGCATATTATCAACAACAGCTCCAGCATTACCAGCGACAGCTCGAAGCTCTAACAAATTATCTTCGAGTTTGATAATAGCTTCATCTATCATTGTTGCCGCAATACCTTCTGCGCCAGCTCGTTCAGAATATAAGGCGTCTAATTGTGCGTTTAATTCTCCGATATCAGTTGTTATAGTATCTATGTAGGAAGAATAATTTTCAAAATCACTAACAAGATCACCAGTTACCTTAAACGGGGTTATTTCTTGAGTTTTTACATCAGTTAAATCTTCTATATAATCTAAATATTCTTCGGTTTCCGTTATAATTCCGCGCAGCGTAAAGATTTCCTGGCGAAGTTTTTCTAACCACTCATCCTGAACTTGTACACCATCATACTTGGCTTCAATTAGTTCCCGATACGTTTGTTCTGCTAAGCTAAGCCTACTATTTTGATAGTCTAACTCACGATTAGTTTCATCCATCGCCGCCGAAAGAACCCCGCGGGTTTCTATTAGTTCGTATATAGAATCATTATACTCTTCCCAAATAGTTTTTACAGCCTTTTGATTTTCCGCTTGTTCTAATTCTTCAGAAAGATTGACTACTTCATCACGAAGACGTGTAATGGCACCTTCATCTACAACTTTACCTTCCGCTTGAGCGTCTAAAAGTCCCTGTAAAGCTGCAGTAGCTGCCGATAGTCGCTCTGCCAAATATGCTGCGGCTTCCCCGGAATCCACAGATGTTCCGGCAAATAATTCCTGTAATTTTGCAGCTGTTTCTATTTCTGTATGATAAGTTTTATAGATATTAAGTATATCCGCGCGTTCTTCTTCCTTTTCTTTTAACTGGTCAAGAACATCGATTTCACGATTAACTACCCCAAGTTTTTCGTATGCAGCAGCTAATTGCTCTTGAATTTCTGCCGTAATACTACCTTCTGTTTCAGCTTGCCGTTCAAGATCGGATATTGTGGAAGTGATAATACTACGCTGTCTTTCTAAAAATGTTTCCTTATCTTCCAAACCAATCTTAGAAAACTGTCTTTGTAACGCTAAAGAATCCTCTAAAGATAAACGTAATTCATCCTCTTTATCGCTTTTTTTGTCTAACAATCCTATTTGTTCATTAATAATATTCAGCATTTCATAAGCTAACGACAACTGTTTTTGCATAGACTCCGAGATTTCCCCATCTAAAAGCACTTCGCGTTCAGAGGAGCTTATAAAATCTTCAATAGCATCTTGTTGCCTTTCAAGAGTAGCAAGTCTGTCTTCCCCGCTAATCTCACCTAATTGCCCATAAATATCTAAGGTATGTTCAAGTCCAGCTATGTTAGTAATATAGGCATCCTGCGCTGCGGCTAAATTACTAAGTTGGTTGTTAGCTTCAGAAATCGCAGTGGCAATTTTTATATATACTTCAGACATTTCAATACCCTCAATGCCTGCAGCTTCTAACATTTCTAATAAATCTTTAAACAACTGTAGTTTAACTTCTAAGGGCTCGTTAGTAGCATTGATAGCATCAAAAGCGTCCAAAAATTCCTTGCGTAAGTTATCTTCAAGCAACTTCACTTCGGCAGAAAATCTCGCTGCACTATCTTTAGCAAGTGCCATTTCGTCTTTTAATTTACCGAGTTGCACTATCAACATATGCACTGTATTTGGATCAAAAGTTATAGAGGATATTAAAGTGTCGCTATCCCCAGTAATTCTTGGTCCGAACCCTTGCAACTTTATATCAAGTTCTTTTCCAAGCTCTTTGGCTGCAGTATTTATTTTGCTAAAAAATTGCTCTATTTCATTCAAAGCAGTGGGCACTTGACTTGGAGTTAAATTATCCCAAGAATTTTGTACATCAACCCCAAAAGATTTAGCTAATTCAGACAGCTCGCGTAAACCTTCTTTAGGCCCATTTAAAAATTCTCCTGTATCATCGTCAATAATTTTAAACAACTTACCAATAATTTCAACAGCTTCTTCATACTTATCAATTTTAGCCTGAATAGCCGCTGCCGTATCTTCGGCTGAAGTTAGTTCTAACGCCGCTAATGCTTGCTGTTCGTCCAAAGATTTTCTCTGGTAATCTTCAGAAATCTGTAAAATTTCCCTAAGTGCGCCTACATTACCGGCATATGCTTCAGATATTAATCCAATACCAACAACATAGCTTGGAATTTTAGATAAAACATTGTCTAAGGCACTCTTAAACTGGTCGGTTACTTCTACTACATCCCCGGCATTAACAATATAAGACTGCAAAGTAGCAGAAGAAGCGCGTAACTGTTCACTGCTCTGGACCTGCTGATCAATAAATTCCTTTGTAGCCTTGCTTAATCTTTCTTGAGCACCGCGCCACGCAATAAAAGAAGTTATAAGAACTCCTACAGCGGCACCAATTAGTGTTAAAACACCGGTTAAAGGCATGGATATATGTAACAAGCTTGCGAACCCCGCTACAAAAGTCTTCATCGTAGTTATTAATCCACCAATACTTTTCGCGACAAGCCCAAAACCAGTTAAAATAAGTGTCAATACAGTTACTACCAAACCAGACTGCGAAATAAACCCGGCAATAGCTGGATTTAATGCCTGAAATCCAGTACTAAGATCGGCAACAAATTCCGAAAAAAGTTTAATAGAAGGTATTAATGATTCCCCTAATACTACCTTGAAATTATTAAGGTTATTAGAAAGAATTTGCATCTGCGCGCCAAAACCTTCTTCGCGTTTTGCTGCCATATCATAGGCATCAGAAGAGTTTTTAATCGCAACAGAATGAGCTTGTAATTCAGTAGTATAGTTACTAAGTATAGAAACAGCCTTAACACCGCGCTGTCCAAAAACAGTGAGCAGCTTAGTATATTTATCAACTTCCGTAGTACCTTCTGTAAATGACGAAGAAATAATTTCGATTAAATCTGCAAGAGACTTAATATGCCCTGATGAATCATAAACTTCTATACCCATATCAGTAGCCGCTTTGCCAATTCGCTCATACACATTCTTTAATGCTGTACCGGCTTCTTCGGCAGACAAACCAGCGGTTTTTAGAATACCAATACCAACACTCATGTCTTCTAAAGATACACCAAGAGTATTGGCAACACCGGTTACTTTAGCTAAACCACTTTCTAATTCGGGTAAAATAATGCGGAATTTTTGCACGGTGTATGCAAAAGAGTTCATAATACTATCTGCTTTTTCCGCTTCCGACATAGACATACCAAGCGCCTTACCAAAAGTAAGCATAGCACTTGCCATAGCTCTTGTAGCTTCTTCCATCGAACCAAAAGTAGCCACAGATAGTGTGGCAGCTCTATTCATTGTCTCCATAATCTGTACTTGATTTAACCCGGCAGAAGCCATATCATAAGTAGCTTTAGTGATATCATTAAGTGATGTTACATGATTATTTGACCAATCCATCGCGGCTTTAGATATTTCTTGAAACCCACGAGCATTTGTATCTAATACGGTCGACAAGTCAGCCATAGCTTGATCTAACTCGCCAGCGGCTTGGGCTACATCTAACCAAACAGCAAGAGACGCACGCGCCCCATATTGCGCCGTTACCATAAGAGCACGCATCTTCTGCTCAGCAGAATGCGCCAAGCTTTCCATAACGTTCAACTGGAAACCAACTTGGCGCAATTCTTTTACAAACTGATTCACATTTGACTTAAATTCAATAAATACTCCGCCTAAATCAACAGCCATAACTCATACCTCGGTTCATAATACCACCTACCCCACGCTGAAACCCAACTTTTTCCAATCATCAAGCGATATGTTATCCCCATCAATAACACGACGTTTACTACCGTCTGGGTTAGTGGATACTTTAACGTGGGGATTTTTCCCTTTAGTATTTTCTTCGGGCTTTGTAGAATATGCTTCCGCTTCACGTTCTTTTCTTTCGGTCAAAGCCCCTATGTAGCTGTATATCTGTGGAAGTGTTAATAAGTAAATTTCTGACGGAGTCCAACCGTACTCGGTGCTAAATCTTTCAAAAACACCGCTCCACCGTAGTGGATCACCCGAAGATGTCGCTACTTCCGCGTGATAGACCCCATCATCTTTGTTACGTTTTTTAGTATGAAAGAGACATCATTGATCTCAAAAAGAAGGTTAATTGCCCGTACGGACTGTTTAAGTGTAGCAGCATTAAGAATTTCTTCTCCGCGTTTTTCAAGCTGTTCTTTCGAAGGATTCTCGTCCGGTTCAAAAGTAGCCATAGCTACAATTTCCGTCAAATCTCCGAGGTTGTTTGTAATAAAACTATCAATTGCATCCGACAGCTTAAATTTACCTTCTTCTTTGAACAACTGACTACCAATCCTACCAATCATCTTACTTACCTTTGAAAGGTCTTTCAAAGCAAAAGGGTACATGAAGTATTCCTGCACAGAATTCTTAGTTTTCCCGAAAATAATTTTGTGTTCCTGTGGGATTAGAAAATCGAGGTCTTCACCAGCAATCCCAAGAATGTCCTTGTCAACTTTAGGTTGCTCTTCCTTTACCGAGTGCTTTTTCGCGATTTTTTCTTCCATGATATATTTTACCTCCAAGTTTTTTGTGATTAGTAAAAATAGAAAAGATGGTAGGGGCACGCTAAATATGCCCCTACCACATAGAATTCAATTACACAGAAGTAATAGAAATATAACCGAGCTGGGAACCAGCGTCTTTGTCGAAGTCGGCAATCGCATCAAAAGTTACATTCGAAGATGACCAGGCTCCGTCACTAAAGGTCAATTCAGCAGTTCCATTAACGGCTGCCTTGTGGAATACAACCCTAATAATCTTACTATCTGGTCGCGTGTGGGTAAACACAAGAGACGGAATTTCTGCCATACCGGACGCAGACCCACCGAAATTAAGTTGAGTACCATTAGCAATGGTAGAAACAGCAGAGTCGGGAAGTCCCATAACAACCTGCAAGTTTTCCGCATCAAATTCACAGAATTCAGCAGTCAAAGAAGCGTTTTCGGAACTTTTCGCTTGCTTAACAAGCATGATAGGAATACCAGCTTCAAGCTTAAGCATATCTACACTGTAATTAAAGGTTACATCCCCCAGAAGCAAACCAAGCGTCTGGGTAGCGCCGGTACCCCAAGTAATGATACCATTACCAAGAGTAATAGAATCAGTATTCTTGTAATAAATACCCATTGTTATCCTCTCCTCATTAAGTCTTTAGAGTAGCACGAAAACCCAGAAGTTGGTGTAATTGAAATTCTCTGCTTTCCGGGTAATACATCACGTCATAATCATTAGAAAACTCAAACCAAAACTTGTAGCTATCCGTTTCAAATATTTTTTGACCGTCGCCCAATAAAAAGTTTCTTATACTTCCGCTATCTAATTCTATATTTTCAGGTGAACCATAAAATAAAGAAATGCCAAGATTACCGTTAACAGAAAGATGCTGCGCATCACGCCAGTAGCTAAGTCTAAGTCTACATACCTTAAAGTCTAATCCTTCGTCTTGTATGGAATAGTTTGATGCCGAATCAGTGAAGTCTATCTCCGGAAAATTTGTTGCAAGCGTGGATATTAAATTAGCCTTAGCTTCGTATGAAAAAGTCGCAAAATTATCTATCATTACCTTGTACCCCCACCAGGGAATGCATAATCGGGCACTTCATCACCTATCGGATACCAACCACCGGTAGCGGTGATATATTCCTTTGCTGTGTTTTGAAAGATAATACGCATAGTATTGTTAGCCCGAGCTTCTTCAAGAGCTCTTGTCATAAAGAATCTTCCACGCCTAAAACGGGTGCCAAACTCAACAAATGCCGTATAATCATAGCCGCTTGAATTCTTTGTGTTTTCATCGCCGGCTGCAATTCTAAATGATATATTTCCAGTTCTTGTTTCACCAGTCTTAATAACTCTGATAGACTTTCGTAAGTTACCAGTTTTCCCCACAGGCGCTAATGTTTTTGCTCTGTCCACAACCCAGTTAGCTGTTCGGCGAATTGTCTCGATTGTTAATCGCGCAAATTTTTCGTCTAACTTATTCAACCCACGTGTATAAATCTGGACTTCAACCATTAGTCTCAACTTCTTTAATCGTATACATATATACCCCGTGCATTACTAAGCTTCGCTGTATCTCATACAGTACCCCGGAGTACTCAATACGATCGCGTAAATTAAGTTCCGTGTCAGACCATAAAAAAGACTGTTGCGTATCTACTAACCCGCTATTACCAAACTGCATGGTAACATTCTTAAGCACCACGATACCCTTGATTGTGTCGCCAAAAGTATAGGATATAACATCTCTGTTCATAGCATCTTTGGCTATAACCCGTCGATAATTAGTAATGTTTTCCCCAACCTCGTCGACAAGTGTTATATAATCTTGAGCGATTTCTTCCAAGTACGTAGGCGTTAAATTTGAAAGAACCAGCTCATTAAGATTCATAACTCAACCTCGCTGCTACTATACAGTTCACCAGAATATATCCTAATTTCTGCGTAACTAAAGGGTTCTGTATCGTGGTAAGTCTGGTAACGATTTGTAATTTCCTCTGCTTCTATACCATCAACGTACACAACGTATTTTGTAAAGAAGTGCGATAAAGACGCGTCCCAGGAAATTCTAACATTACCGTTACGTAAGTACTCTGTGCGAATTATTGGCGGAGAAAGAATAGGCGCGTTATCATCAATCAAGTCTCTGTCTACACGGGCAAATTCTAACGTTGATGTAAGATTTGCACGTTCGTCTTCGGCTTTCATTGCCCACTGCTCCGACAGCTCAATAAAATTCCGCGTAATTTTACTCTTGTCAATCTGTACGCCAATAGCAATTGGAATTTCATACTTATCCGCGTACTCAGTTGCTAACAGCAAAAACAGCTGCGAAAGGGCTTCGTAGATTACAAACGTTCTGTCAATTGATTTCGGGGATTGATATGATACACCGTTAGATGCACACACATCAGAAACTACTTGTTCAACTTTTGTTTGATCTACTTCCGGTAAGTCAGCAAACTTACCAAGATATCGTCTAATGCTTGCGTACCAGTCCATCATATCCCCCTAAAACCGTCTACGCTTTAATTACTTTTCCGGCTCGTTTAAGAACATCGTATGCGTAGACTGGAATGGTGATCTTTTCGCCGATTTTTCCGTAAAACATTCTTTCACCAATCAAGTTGCGAAAAGTTTTAGTAACTTCTACTTCTATATCGGTTTCAATACGCTTTGGTTTCAATTCAGCCTTTGTAGCCGGCTTTGCAACCTCTTGATCAATAAATTCAGATATATCGCTTGATTCAGATTTAGCTCTTGCCATAATAACCCCCTGTAAAAGAAAGGAAGGAAGCCCCCTTGCGGGGGCTAACCTTAACTCGCGGTTTCGTTGGCACCGGTAATGATCTTCATCGTAGACTCTTCGTTGACGATTCCAGAACCCCAGATGGAGTACCATGCAACTTTGAGAATACGTCCGAAATCTTCAATGCCATTTTCGCGGAAAGAAAGTGGTTGCCTTTCAGCATAGCCAACTCCATTGTACCCGGCAAAGATAGCAGTCAAAAGGTCCGCAGAGCTTGCGCCGGCAGCATCAAGATCAGAGTCATAGCTCCATGCATCGTTAGCATCAATACCCTGCTTGACAAGCGTAGTCTGGACAAGCTTAATATTGTCTACTTGGGCAACTTCCCCACGCCACACCGGTCGTCCCGCGGGATAGTCCTTGACGTAAGTAAGTCGATTAAAGCGTTCCATACCAGAATCAATCTGGCGCTTAAGCTGGGTGAAGTGGCGAGGGTGAATAAACAGAACAAAATATCGTTCGCCATTAGGCGCTACAAATGGTCGAGATTTCAGGGTAGCGGCTTTTTCAATCAGCGAGTCAAGCATCTGGTAAGTCAACACGTCAGTAGAAGCAACGGAAGCAGCGGTAGTGTTTCCACCGGCATACACGACGTTGGTAGTTTCGTAGAACGAGTCACGAACTTCGCTGTCAAGCACAAGCCCGGCATCCTCACCAAGCGCCATAGCAGCTTCAAACAAAACATCAACCTTACCGGCTTGTACCAACAAGTTGGATACGGCAACAGCGTTACCACGTTCACCAACGGAAATCTCAACCGTGGAAGTTTCCAAGTTGTTGGTTGGAATAGGCACATTCTCAGTCAGTGTTCCACCTTTGTCCAATGCGCCAAATTTAATAAATTCAATCTTCAGTCCATGCTCAGTCCTAAGGTCTTGCTTATACGTAGCGGCTTGCAGAAACACAGTTTCCGGCAAAGCCGTACGGAGAATCTCTTTCGAGAGAACTTCTTTAATAACATCCGAAAGTTGTACATAACCCCCAGAAGTATCGCTGTAAACGGCAGTGTTCATATTAGAAGCCATTTTTTCTCACCTTCCTAAAGTTTTTGTGCTAATTTCAAAAGCGCATCTCTCTGCTTTTCGTACTCTTCAAGACTCATGCCTTGAATTTTCTTGGCGTTTTCGTCCATTTCTGGTACACCAGCAGGTTCTGAACTCGGAACATTATTGGGCGGTAGTTTTGTTCCTCGGCGTTTTTCTTTTTCTTGGGTAGCAAGCTCTTCTAAAATTCGTTCTTTCATGGCTTTGTAAGTTTCGTTAGATCGCTTAACGGATTCTAAGATTGCTTCTTCGGAACTACCGGAAATAATATCCGGGATAATTTCCGATCCGTACTTAGCCAATTGTTTTTCTTTGAACAAATCCAGTTTTGCTTGCTTAATGTCTCGTTCGAAAGATTCTTTTTCTACCAGCAAACTTTCCCGCATTTTTTGAATGTCTGTTAGCGTAGCGGCTGCCCTTTCCTCTGGCGTCGGTTCTTTCTTTTCGACAAACGCCTCAGAAAGTTTGGAAAATTTACTGTCGAACGAACTAAGTTGGTTCTGCAAAGCCTTAAGCTCGTCATTCTTTTGCGCGTTTTCAGACGAAAGCTTTTCCAGCTTTGCGTACAACTTTTCTTTTTCGTCTTTTCTGGCTTCCTCAACAAGTTTCTGCACTGCCGCATCCTTGGTGATGTCTGTCCTAACGGAAGAGCTTTCCTCCGTCTGTGAACCAGTATCTTTAGGATTTTCCTCGAAAGTAGTTTTATCAGTATCCATGCTAAACCCCCTGAATAATTTTCTGATTATACCATAAATTCTGTAGCTTGTCAATAGGTTGTGCAAAATAAAAATGGGCGGGATTTTTATTTTCCAGCAACTATTGGTATTATACCACAAAATTTATCGTTTGTCAATAGGTTGGTAAAAATACGGGCGGATATTTTTACCAACTGTGGGTATTATACCACAAATTTTTTGGTTTGTCAAGGGGTACAAAAAAATTTATTTTTCAAAGAACTAAGTTTCTGGTACTTAGACGTAAAAAATTGCTTTTTAGTTCAAGTTAGTTATATCTAACTTCGGAATTAATTATTTTCTGCGAAACGATGTATCTATGCCGGGCAAAAAAGAAACCGGTTATTCTGTGTGGTGGCAATGTATTGTTCTATGGCAAGGGTAAAAAATCCTACGGTACCCCAGAAAAAAAAATCGCCGAAAAAAAAATCTATCCCCACATAGGATTAGCTTAGTTACTTTCTTAGAAAAATTTTATCCACGGTGGGGTGGTTTTTCCCCACCGTGGGTACCCGTAGGGTACGACGGAAAACCTGGCGTAAAAGAAAAAAGTGCACAAAAAAGAAAAGATTACCAGTGTACACTACGTGTACCCACGGTGTGGAAGATCACCACACCGTGGATCATAAAGAAAAAGAGAAAAAGAAAGATAAAAGATCTTAAGTACTTAAGATCTTAAGTACTTATATATATATATATATGCACACTGACCATTTTTTTCGGCTGAAACCCGCATCAACAGCCAAAAGTTGCTTGCAAAAACGCTGTGTTTGGCTATTTAAGCCTATCACAAAATCTGTTATTTTTGTTATACTCACAGCGCTGATTTGTAATTTTTCTGATACTTGACTTGTAACAAAATTTGTGGTAAAATTATTTTGTTCAGGGGGGTTGACAAACGGGAAAATTTGTGGTATAATTGGAGGTGATGAAGGATGATTGAAAACAAGCTTAGCTTTTTATTGCACGATAATCCAGAGCTAACTAAGTATTTAGACGGGTTAGAGTACTGGATTATTCTGGCTGAGTCTGCTTTTCTACCCACAAAAAATATTGGTTTACTGAAGCTAAGAAAACTCGGGCGGGTAATTAGCACGGTGCCAATAGAAAAGTTAGATTTATCCAGCAAAGCAAAGGATGATTTGGATCATTTAGTTGATTACGAAAAGGTCGGTAATTTGACGTATGCTAACATTGGAAAACTTCTTTTTAAGCGCGAAATTTTCTGATGACATCACAGTACGGAAAGGGGAAATTTTTATGAATCTGATCGAACTTCTGTCGTTTGGTGTGTTAAAAACCTTGGCGGAAAAAAAGGCGCTGGTTATTTTTGTGCTGCTTGTTAGCGAGGCGATGAAAGAAGTTGCTTTATTCAAGCAAATGGTAGAAGCTCAACTTTCAGTTGATAACATCGCAACCCTGACAGGCGCTGATAAAGCGGATATCACAGAAAAACTAAAATTATTGGAATCTTTGAACCTAATAAAACTGACTGGTAGTCATATTTTAGTTGGTAAGGTTGTTGATGAACAGTTCTATTTGCTGAACGAAAAAACACCACAAAATTCTTCTAAAAAAGAAATGCCAAAGGTAATTACTGGGCGGTATATTCCATTGGCAAAAAAAGAAGAGGACTACGAAGTTATCGAGTGTCTAATCTACATGAACAGACTATTCTATGAAGAATTCGGTTTTAGTGAAACAACTATTTTGCCTAAGCAGCTTAATAGTCTAAAAAGTATCTATAACACATCTGGATTAAATCTAAAACAAATCTATAAGGTTTATAAATTTTATCTGAAAAATTTTAGAACTTGGGGTGTAAATAGCCCTACTATGCCAGCATTTAATGGGTTTTTTAACGCTGTTATTATGGACTACAAACAGCTTGGCAAAAAAAGTTACGACAAGAAAGAAGAAACAAAACCAGCTGAAGTTTTTAGCGGATTTGTGGGGCGGCATCATGAATAAACAACTGGCAGTAGCTACATACGAACAAGCTGGACTACCTAAGAAATACTGGAATTTTTCTTTTATCGATTTCACAGAACTACCTGTAAACAGGGAAAAATATCAAGACATTGCTAAGAAACTCAAAGCCTACGCAGATAACAGATTAGATACCAGTGGCTATGGCATAATGTTTACAGGTCCTTTTCGAAGCGGAAAAACTGCTTTATCGATTGCATTTGCAAAGTATTTCATGAAACAGCATGGATTTATGCCTATGTTTGTATCAAATCATAGACTATATTCTGCGTACTTTGGTAACGATTTATGGTCATTTTCTGATCTACTTTTGAGCAAGTTTATCATTTTGGACGATATTGGAAGGGAATATAAACGCAAAGATTTTGCCGGAAATGTTTTAGAAGATTTGATTAGGGAACGAATTAACAGCAACTTAGGAACACTAATTACAACTAATCTAACTCCGGATGAATTGAAAGATTTTTATGGGACGGCTTTTTATAGCCTACTAAATGAAATGTTTAGACTACAGGTTAAGATGCCAGAAATGCGTGATAACTTCACTATGATTAGTGATAATGTTTATAAAAAGTTGGGTGGAATTACGTGAAAAAAATTAATCTCGGAAAACCAACCCCGAAATTAGAAGATGCTATATCTTCCAATGTAGATGAGTCTAAAGATAGGGGCTTTGACGTAGATTTTTTGGCGGAAAAAATCATTACGTTTGGCGAACTATTTGATAATATAAGCTTATACGAATACCAAAAAGAAGTTGGTATGCACATTGTAAAAGATATTTTGCTAAACAGGGGCAATGTGTTTACAGTAGAGATAGCTCGGCAAGCCGGTAAAACAGAAGTTTTAGCACTTATAATTAAAGCTATGGCTATTTTGCTACCAAGGCTTGCCGAAATTTTTCCGGAAGAATTAGGGCACTACAAACGTGGATTCAAATCTGGAATTTTTGCGCCTCAAAAAGAGTTGTCTAAAACAATGTACGGGCGGGTACTTGATAGGTTAGACTCAGAAGACGCACAACCTTTTCTACTTGATCCATCAATTAACACGGACTTAAAATCGAGAAATCCGATTAAACTGTCGAATGGTTCATTAATTCAAGGTCACTCTTTGTTAGCGAAAAACTTGGTATCTTTCACCTATGATTTTATTGTAATTGACGAAGCCCAAGCTATCCCTGATGATGATTTTGTTACTGAACACGTTTATCCTATGGGATCAGCAACAAATGCATCTATTGTACTTGTTGGGGTTGCCGGTGATCAAGAAGGACTATTTTCATATAACATAAACACTAATCGCGAACGGGAAGATGGCGATGAAAAATACCACTTTGAGTACGATTATAGACACGTCCAACAGTTTAACCCGCGGTATGAAAAATTTGTTGCTAAAAGACGCGAAGATGTGAAGCGGGGTATTATGAGCCAAACTTCCTTTGATAGGGGGTATTTGTTGAAGTGGGGATTTAGCAGCGAATTATTTTTGCCTAAAGAAAGACTTACCAGTATGCTTGATACTTCGTTAGACTATGTACATACCGACATGAACCCTCTATCCGTAATTATCGCCGGTATTGACCTGGGCAAGAAAAACGATAGCACCGTTGTGACCATTATGAGATTTGAAAATGATAAGTACCGTGTGCTAAAATGGCTACAATTAGATCGCATTCCATACTCGGAGCAAAAATTAAACATATACGATTTCTTAGCAAACTATAACATATCAAGTGTATTAATAGACTCTACCGGTGTTGGCGAAGCCATTGCGGATGAAATTGAAGCTTACTATGAGTTAGGTAAGATATTTGTCGACAGATTTGTATATTCGGATAAAAATAAATCCGCGGGATATGTACTACTTGATGAATTAATCGAGAAAAATAAAATTGTTATACCAGCAAACTATGCCGTACAACAAACCCCAGAGTATAAAAGATTCAGGCGTGACTGTATGTCAGCACATAGGGGATATCGTAGAAGCTACCTTACTGTTGAAACCCCTAATTCAAAAGCGCGTACTTTGCACGATGACTATCTTGATTCTTTAATGTTAGCGGCTTACTGTATGGGCGAAGAGTTGCAAAACGAGGAAATTAGTGATATTCCCGGAAATTTTTGGTTAAGAGACTAAGGGGTGAAGTATGGAAAATATACTTAGTGTAATCCGAAGTGACGAAGAGTACATGACAAAACGTGCGAAATGGAATTTATATTGGATGGCTTTTAGAGGTATTTACTATAACCGGTTAACTAAAAAATACGAAGAAGATGTTGCTGTAAACAACCTAAAAAAAGTTGTTACCACACTTAACTGGTTTTTATTCGGCGAATCTGGCGCACAACCGTTCTTTAATGAAGGAACTAAAGGGGTTCAAATGGCGGTGCAGCAAGTGTTAGATTATGCTAATTTTCCTGCAATATGTAATGATATTGGTTCGGATGCCAGCATTTATGGGGATGCTTTTGTTAAACTTGGCTACGAAGAGCTTGAAGCGGATGATCCAAGAAAAGTAAAATACGGGCTTAAAAACGGAATCATAAATATGAAAGTTGTTGATCCTGCAATAGTGTATCCAAAGTTAAGTACCCTTGATAAGGACAAAGTAGAATACTATGTAATTGACTATACCACTGACCAGTATACGTATACTGAAATTCACCATAAAGATCGCATAGAAATCTACAATAACGACTCACTTGTAATGGAACATGAAAATCCTTTGAATGAATTTCTAATTGTTCACGTTCCTAACTATCGTAATACTAAGTCTTTTTATGGGCTATCTGACTTTGAAGATGTTTTCCTTTTGAACCGCGAGATTGTTGCTAAAGTCAAAGACTTGTCTGATATCATAGACTACCATGGTAGCCCTATTACACTTTTGTTTGGTGTTAAACGCCAAGATTTGATCAAGGGTGCGCGAAGAGTTTGGTCCGGGTTACCAAAGGATGCTAAAGTAGAAAACCTACAGTTAGATACTGACTTAGAGTCTATTAACAATTTTATTAAGTTGCTGGATGATAAAGTTTGGGAACTTGCAGATATCCCAGAAATTGCGCGCGGAAAAAAGATTTCCATCAGTAATACATCTTCTGCTGCTATGAAAATGATGTACTACCCGCTTATTCAAAAAGCCGGAAGGAAGAAGATTCTTTTAACTCCAGCTGTTAAAGATATTATCTGGCTTGTTATGTCCTTGTTAGAAGCTAAGGGAGAGATTGAGTTACCTACAAATCCGATGGATTTTAGGATTGAATATCCATCACCATTCCCACAAGATGAACTTATTGCTATGTCTGTTATTGAACGTAGAAAAGCACTTGGAATGATCACTAAGCGCAAGGCTTTGGAATATATTGGTGAAACTGATATTGACAGGATCATTGAAATTTTGGGCGAAGAATTTCCAGTAGAAGAAGATGGTGTCAACCACGCTAATAATGAAAAACAACGCGAAGTAAAAGATTCTTACTACTCCGAGCTTCAACAAGAATCCGATCCACTATACCAGGACACGGAAAATATAAAGGTGAAATAATGCAGTATAATGAGATTTCTTTTAACGCTGGCATGACAATTGTTATAGACGATACGTTTCTTATAGCGGATAAAAATTTAGACTTCGAAATAATTTCTGCGCTAATTAGGGTTGTCATGGAATTAGATGTGAATACTTACGTCTATACAACCAAGCGCCGAAAAAAGTTGATTGAAAAACGTATTGATCTATTAGACCTTCCTGTAAAATATATTCTTTACCCCGAAGACCTTGACGTTGTGTTAAAAGGGCACAGCGTTAGGTTTTTTACAAAAGACCCAGAACTCTCGGCGAAATACAAACAAGCACATCGACTACAAAACATGGAAGAAATTTATAAGTATCTGATAGTGGAACTTTAACCATACGCTGAAAGGATGATTTACTATGGAAGATAAACTTTTATCTAAGATAATTGATGAAAAAAAATTCCCGGAAAAAACTGAAGCGCACCACTTTATTAGGAACAAAGAACTATTTTTATACCTACAAAAATTTTTCCGTGAGTATGGAACACTACCAGATATTGATACTATCTTTGAATACTTCCCAAACTTTGCGTATTCTAAAGCTGTAGAACCGGTAGAATTCTACGAAGAAAATGTTATTGCAAATTATAACATTGGAAAATTAAACGGCGGAATACTTGATAGCTTATCTGCTTTAGAAAATAAAAACTTAGACGCTGCTGTTACTAAGCTATATGATGTACTTACTCAAATTGAAGAAAAAGAACTTACTGATATTTCTATTGACGACTTAACGATAATGAGTAAGTATGAACATTCTAATGAACGTATAGGTGGTTACTATACCGGTATTGACAGATATGACGAACTACTTGGCGGAGTTTTCAAGAAAGAATTACACATTATAGCTGGTAGGGCCAAAGTAGGAAAAACAATGTTCATGCTGAAAGTTGCCCATAATATGTTTATTAACGGGGCAAACGTTATGTTCATTTCTAAAGAGATGAGCGCAGAAAAACTTGTGCAAAGATTTGATGCTATCCATAACAATATACCATTAGGCAATATGCGTAGCGGGAAACTATCCTTTATTGACGTAGAAAAAATTCGCCGGTCAAAAGAAGAGTTTTCAAAAATGGATAATAGCTGCGTATTTTTAGCCAATGAAAACTTAGATAGACAGACAACCGTATGGAGTATTGTACAGAAGATTAACAAGTATAAACCAGACGTTGTTTTTGTTGATTCCTTCTACTTGTTTAATGACGGAGGAAAAAACTCCGATGTGTGGGTACGCGTGGGTAATGTAGCTAACGATTTAGCTGATATTGCACGTAGGTGTAACGTCTGTATGTTTGGTTCAACGCAGCTTAATAGGCAAGTTTCCGAAAAAGAAAATAATACTTCTTTCAAAAGTGTGGGTTATTCTGACACCATTATTCAAGTAAGTAACTCGTTGCTAACCCTGTATCAGAATCCTATTCTAAAGAATGCTAATGTGATGAATCTATCTTTAATTGCTGCACGTGATGGTGAAATAGGGGAATTTAATCTTGAATGGAATTTTTCTTCTGGGTGTACAATAAACTCAATTGATGAAGAATTTGATGATGAGGAGCTTATCGATGTTGACTAAAAGGATGTTAGAGAATGCCGGAATTAGTGTTGTAAAAGAAGGCAATGACGGGAACTTTGTGTGTCATTGCCCTTTTCACGAAGATTATCACCCGTCTTTCGCTATTAAGGACAATGGTCTATGGATATGTTTCTCGTGCGGTCGAAAAGGTAATTTAGAGACACTAAGTTACTTACTTGGTGTGACTTTTCCAGAAACAGACTTAGCCACTGTAGATGATGTTAAACACAAGTTAGCATCTAAGGATATTGATACATCTTCTTTTTTAATTGAATGCGGGGTATACTTTGATACTTATGACCATACTTACCTTTCTTCGCGCGGAATTTCTTTAGAAACAGCAAAAAGATTTTTTACTGGGTACGATAGACTTACACTAAGCGTTGTTTTCCCATTCAAATCCCACGAAGGGAATATTTTTGCTTTTACTAAACGTTCAACGGAAACGAAAGCACATAAAACTTACGGTAAGAAATCTGACGGGTTTTATGGGCAACAATTCTTGGACTATGACAAACCTATTATAATCGTAGAAGGGCAAATAGATGCTATGACTGCGTACCAACTTGGTATAGAGAATGTTGTAGCTGTTGGCGGGGCTACGTTATCCCAAAAACAAATTGATATTATAACACGATTTCCCAAAGTTATTTTAGGATTTGATAACGATAAAACCGGCAAAGAATCTAATCTACACTACGGCAATATATTGTTCAGACTTATGCCTACGTATATCATTGACTATGGTAATGCAAAAGATTTCGGGGAATCAGATGGGGATGTTAAATTTGTCCACTATGTGAGGTATCGATGGAATGTATAGAGATAGTGTATTACATTTACCGGAAGAGTATGAACCTGTCATACGCGAAAAATACAAAATATTAAATCCCGCTTGGGTATATGCCGCACGACATGGTTACGAAGGCAGACAAGAAACCCGTGCAAAATATCTACTGTTCTACTGGAAACAGCATGGACGGTTAAATGTCCCACGGATGTACGAAGACGAGTCACTTCCAATGGACTTAATAGAAGATAAAACATTATGGAACAACCCCGTAGACATGGCATTTAAGGGGAAACTATTCCCAAAACAGCAAGAAGCTTTTGATTTGGTAGCAGAAAAAAACGGCAATGTGATTTTAGAAATGCCTACCGGAACCGGTAAAACTGTAGTTGGTATGGCTTTAGCAACGCACTTTAAGCGCAGAACACTAATACTTACACATAAACAGTATCTACTAAAACAATGGGAAGCACAATTTAGGGAATTTACTAATGTTAAACCACAACTACTTAGAGCGGAAAGAATGCAATTTATAAACATTCCACAGGTAATGATTGCTATGGCACAAACTATTCGGGCAAGAAAACGTATGCTGTATGAATCCGGGTTTTTTAATCAGTTCGATGTTCTTATAGTTGATGAATGCCATAGATTTTCCGCATATACTTTTTTTGATGCGATTGCAAGTTTCCCCGGAAGAATTAGGCTTGGACTAACCGCAACGGCATTTAGAAACGATGGTATGGATATTATATTCAGAGATAGTATTGGACCTATTATAACCGTAGATGCAAAGATTGAAAAGTATCCCACAATAATAGTTAGGCATACTAACTATAAGCAAGCTGGTAATCCAAACTCAAAGTATAGTATACTGATTACTCAAATGTCAAAAAGTAAGCGGCGGAATAATATCATTCTAAAAGACGTCTATACCTGTGTAGAGAATGGTAGGACTGTCTTAGTTCTATCCGACAGACTAAATCAAGTAAGAAATATCAAATCTTCGCTTGAAACAAAATTCCCAGAAAAAAAGATTGCTATACTTACGGGAAGCGATCCGATTGAAGTTGATCCAAAAACAGCGGATGTAGTAGTAGCAACAAACGGAGTTGCTAAAGAAGGTGTGGATATTCCGCAGTTAGACACATTGATATACGCAACTCCTATATCAGACAGAATCAGTGTTATTCAGTCCATAGGAAGATTATTACGCGGGCAAAATGAAAAAGAGCTACTAATTTTCGACTACGTAGATGCTTCCCCAATGAGCAAAGCCCTATATGCTAAAAGACTACCATTTTATAAGGCTATAGGCATTGAAAAAATTATTCACAAAAAGGGGGATTTTTGATTGCCGAAATTATATGAAGTAGCGGGACAGAAAGTATGGCTTTACAAAAAGAACGAAGTATCAAAAATGTTTGGATTATCCAAAACTTTTCTAAGCTACTTAACAAAGGAAGGCGCTATCCCAGAGACGCCTTTAACTGATTCAGATCAGCTAAAATCACGCCTATATTGTTGGGCACAGTTAGAGCCAATTGTACGTATTTGTGCTTGGCATAATCTAACTAAGCGCCAGAAAAAAACAGCCTACAAAGAAATTTTAGAAGAATGGAAAAAGATTCCATTATTTGCTGGTTTAACCGATGAAGATTTTTCGCGTTAACGCAACTGTTACTTTGTAGGGTATTGACACGTAATAAAACTTATGGTATAATAGTGGTGAAGTTGGATGGACGAGAAAGATAAAAGAATGCTTCGGGAAACCATAAAAAAGATTTGGGAGAATAGGGGAATAACTATATTCTCTACATACGTTGAAGGATTCGATATCAGTGGTGCTGTAGATAGGTGGGAAAAAATTTTGGGAAAAATTTCATGGTGGAAAAGATTCTCGTAAAGGAGTGGTACAATGTTGTATGTTAAAGACGGGCAAGTTGCAGAATTTTATGAATTTCTACAAGGCGAAGATGATGTTACACTAAGTAACTGGGTAACGCTGTTAAGTAACCTGCTTAGTAGCAGGAAGGAACAATTACACGATGCTATTATTGAAGATGTTTTGTCTAAAGAAGACTTAGAAGAAATGGAAGCAGATTTGAAGGGCACAATATACGAAATTAACGAAATTAAGCAGGAACAAAAGCGGAGAAAGCTAAAGGAGGGTAATCATGAAGGGCAATCATGACGTAGGAAATTCTAAAGTAGGACTTAGTGTTGGGGTTACAATTAACCTTGGGAACTATGAATCTGCGCGTGTAGATGCTTGGGCAGAATTAGCCGTGAATGAGGGGGAAAAACCCGAAGATGTTTTTGAAAAGGTTAATACAATGCTGCAAGAACAGTTGAAGATTCGTTCCAAAGAAATGTTAGAACAATACAAATAAGGAGATGATTTACTATGGGTAATGCCTTCTCAACCGGTTGGAATAGTGTACACGAAGCAAAAACAAGCCTTTCTAATGGATTGTGGAATTTGTGGATTCCGGCAGATGAAGCACGGGTTGTACATTTTCTTACGACAGAACCTATTACATACTACCAGCACGTGGTACGTGGAAGCAACGGAAAATGGGATCAGCACATTTGTACACAAGATGACTGTCCTTACTGTAAACAGGGCGAACGAAAATCTTTTGTAGGCGCATTTTTAGTGCTTGTACGTGGATTCACTAATAACTCCGGAAAAGAAGTACCACCACAAGTTAGGATTTATACACCAACTATGCGTGTTTTGTCGCAGCTTGAAAAATTTCCGGAAGAAGCCGAAGTAGGAAGTCTTGATACAAATGACATTAGAATTTCCCGTATTGGTTCTGGTACAAGTACCACGTATAGTTTTATGCCGAGGATTGGTAAGTTGACTAACGAAGACAAGGAACTTGTTAAACAAGCACTTGAAGTTGACGAGCTAACCCCAGAATCTTTGAAGAAAGTAATTGTAGCGCATCTTACGGAAGAGCTTGAAAATGCCAAGAAAGTTAATTCTACGCTTGAAACGAATTTTGAAGAATCTGATGATGAGGACATTCCGTTCTAATGAACGACATTGATGTTAGAAAGTTAGCGGAAAAACTTTCTAAACAGTTCAAAGGTTCCATTCGAGTAGGAAGCGATATTCCCCCGGTAGAAAAGTTGTCTACCGGGGTGGATATTATCGACATTAAGACTGGTGGTGGATTGCCCTTTGGTAGAACAATTGAAATTTTTGGGAAAGAAAGCTCCGGAAAAAGTTGGCTATCATATCAAATCATTAGACAAGCACAACAACGCGGAATTATTCCAGCCTTAGTAGATGCCGAAAACGCCTTTGACCCGGAATGGGTTGCAAAGATGGGCGTAGACTTAGACAAGCTAATTTATTTATCCCCAGAAAATGCCGAAGAAGGTATTGATATTATCACCAAGCTACTAAATGAAAATGTAACCAGCCTAATTGTATTAGATTCTATCGATGCTTTAGCCCCAGACGTTGAGATTAATTCGTCCGCAGCTAATGCTCAAATGGCTACAAAGGCTAAATTAATTAATAAAGGTTTGCGTGTATGGACAAGCCGTATTAATGTATCTAAACTTGATCCAAAACCGATGTTAATTTTTATCAACCAGTTACGGGATGCTATGGTTTTATATGGCAACCCAACAACCACCCCTGGTGGTAGGGGATTAAAGTTCTACGCAAGCATTAGATTAGAACTAAACCGCGGAAAACGTAAAGAAGATAGTGCCGGTGGTAAGTATCAAGAAGTAAATTTTGGCGTAGAAAAAAACAAGGTTGGAATTCCTTTCAAGCGTGGTTCTTATCGACTATACGTTGAAGATGGATTAAAACCTGCTGGAACGTATGATGATAAAGAAGAAATTATCGCCGAGGCACAAGTTAAGGGAATTATTAATGAAGGATCATGGATTAACTATAAAGGCGAACAATATCATGGAAAAACAAAACTTACGGAATACTTTATAGCTAATCCGGACAAGTACGCAGAGTTTTTGGAGGAGTTTTATGGACAAAAACGACAGCAAAGTACAGGAGAAGAGACTTGCGAATCTTCTATCGGGTAGAAAAACTATAGCTTCTGGAGCTTTGAAAATTGACCAAGGCGACGTAGAAACTAATGACTACCTTATAGAATGTAAAATTACCGGAAAAAAATCTTTTTCGATTAAAAACGATACCTTGGAAAAGATCAGAGTAGAAGCCTTACGAAAAGGAAAGACCGGAATAATGCACATCGACATATCAGGAAATAGAATGTTTGTTATTCCTGAACACGAATTTCTAAGACTTCTGGAGGAGTTAAAATGAATCATCATGAATACTTGTTATTTCAAAACAAATTACAATACCGTAAACCAAGAAGGTAGGCGATACTATGATTTTTTATACCGTTGATAAACTTAGTCCCGAAAAAGGTTATGAGTTTGATGCCGGATTTGATTTGAAAGCCGGTGAAACTGTTACCCTGCAGCCCGGTGAGATTCGTGCTATTGGTACAGGGATATCTTTGCGTATCCCAAAAGGAAATGTAGGGCTTGTAAAAGAACGTAGCTCTATGGCACTTGAAGGTATTTTTGTGCACGGCGGAGTTATTGACAGTGGGTACGACGGGGAAATTAAAGTAATCATGCATAATAGTACCAATCAAGAGTATAAAATTGAAATTTACCAACGTATTGCACAACTGCTTATTTTGCCCGTAAGAGTTAGTATGCCAATGCGAAAAGGCGCAGCACCACAGGTACACCTACGCGGCGAAAACGGCTTTGGAAGCACCGGGAAATGATTCGCGATAAAATATTAAAGACGCCGTCTATCAAAGTTATTATTGATGACTTTATTGATAAACGCAATGCAGAAAATGGCCGCGAAAAAACACCCTTCTTTTTTCACCCGTACTTTTTTAACCTGAATTGCCAGAGGCAGCAGCAGTTCTATTATTTAGAAAGCTCGCTAAATCTAAAGTTTAGGACTAAAAATTCCGGGGTAAATGCTCAACTTCAAAGAATTTTTGACAATGGTTCAAGTATGCATATAAGGTGGCAGAAGTACTTAGAAGATGCTGGTATACTTGTAGAAGCAGAACATAGATTTATTGACCAAGTAAACAGAATTTCCGGATATATTGATGCCATAGTGGTAGTAAATAACATTAAGTATATTGTTGAATTAAAATCTATTAATCATTTTTCTTTCCAAAAGCTAAAAGAGCCTAAACCAGAGCATTGTATACAAGTACAGCTCTATAGTATGGTAACAGGGTTAGACTGTTTTGTTTTATATGAAAACAAGAATACCCAAGAAGTGAAAGAATTTTTTGTGCGAAAAAATGAAGATGTTGTTAAGCAAATCAAAAGCCTAATGTTTACTATTAAAGAAAGCCCTAATATACAAATCATACTACCGAAAACAGACCAAATTAACCTATGCCAGTCCTGTAGGTACATGGATATTTGTTATAGGCATCCAGACGCAACTTTTAACGATATTTTTGATGCAAACAAACTTAAGGAGATGGAAGAATTATGAAAAACTATTACACTATGACGGGTGTTGATGAAAGATTTTTTAATGAGTTTTACTGGGAGGTAAACCGCAAACAAGAAGATGGGTCTGTAAAAACTATCACAAGAACCGGGAAGGTAATTGAAACCCGAAATACAGATGGATTAGAGTCCTACTCTATCTTTGTTAAATTCGGAACAAGCTGGCAATACTACTGTCCTTCAGACTACTTGGAGTATATTGAAGATTCAATTTTCTTTGAAAAAGAAGGTGAGTAGATGCTAAAAGAAACCGTGTTAGCTAAATTAGAACAGTCGGGGGTGCCTATACCTACTAAACCAAAGAAAGCTACCACGGAATTATTTGATGTGTTAGCAGATTTATCAGAAGTGCCGGATAGTATGCTCGGAGATATACACGCAAAATTTGCTTCTTGGTATTGTTATGCAAACTACCTATTGCTAAGAGCTAACCTGGACAAGATGGGAAACGAGAGCAACTACACGGCTAATTTTAATCAGGCGCTTTTGAATATTGATCCGGATTCTGTGAAAAACGTAACTGAAAGAAAAGCTATCGCCGCAACCAAAACACAGAAGGTTAATGATAAATTACAGGAGGCGGTAGCATCGTGTATGGCTTTAGAGACTATCGTAGAAAACTTAGAGCTTGCGATGAAGACAATTTCAAGGGAAATTTCCCGAAGACAATTCGTGTATTCAGCAGCGCACAATCTATCAATGTAAGAACTAAGGGTAATATGTATGAAAGAAAGATTGCAAAAATGTTTGACGAAGTTTTTGGGTTTAAGTTTGCGCGAACCCCTAATTCTGGTGGTCTATACTTAAAAGGAGATATAATGCCGGAAGATAGAACGATCGATTTTCCTTTTGTCGTTGAATGCAAGAACCACAAACTTCTTGCTATAAATAGCTGGGAACGCCAGCTTTTAGGCGACATGGAACGCACGGGAAAACTCGGCGTCCTTATTTTTCACAGGTACAATACCAGTGAAGACTACGGGTATCTTCCGGCTTTTTCTTATAATCTTAGCGATGAAAAACTTGACTATCATAAAGCAACTTTTTACGATAAGTTAACCACCGGAAAAATTTACAGATTCAAAGAAGGGTATATAGCGACGGTTAAAAAGATTCTATTGGCGATGAAGTACTTTTACGAAAAGAGGGATGATTATGGCTATTTCACAACAAAAGCTACCAAAAAAGATTGACATTATGGGTGTTGAATACTCTATTGTTGTGCGGGATTTATCCAAAGAGACTGAAGAAGAGATTAGTAAAGCTGTAGGATTAGATGATAGTATTGAATATTCTATCCAAGGGCTTTGTGAATATAACGACGCACGAATTTCTATCAGCGATAAACTCAAGAATAAAGACGTAGTATTTTCCGTCTTGTATCATGAGGTTGTGCACGCACTGATGTTTGCGCTTGGTATGAATACCGAAGACGAGCACACTGTACAAGCTTTGTCTCAAGGATTGCTGCAAGTTTGTAAAGCTAACGGGTGGTTAAAGTGATTATTGGGGATATTAAGCACACTGTTTTAATTGGGCAAGAAGGGTGTGCTGCTTGTGAAAAAGTTAAACAAAATCTCGATCTTAAGGGTGAACCATATATTTACATAGATATTAATGATTTGCCAAAAAGTATGTCAAAAGAAATTATACGCTGCAGAAAAGAAAATGGCGTTAAAAAAATCGGTGTTCCTTTAGTTATCCAGAACGGGGAACTTCGCATGGGTTTTGAAAAGTCTGATATGTAAAGAAGGCGGTACTGTGAAGGTACAAAAAAGAAACGGCAAGATTATTGATTTTGATGCTAATAAAATATCCAAAGCAATTATGCTCGCTATGGAAGATACGTTAGTTGGGGTAGACGAAGACTTAGCAATCGAAATTTCCGACGACGTAGTCAAAGAAGTTGCTTCCGAAATAGTTAGTGTTGACACCATCCAGGACATGGTGGAATTACATCTTATGTCTTCGGATCGTAAAGACGTAGCTAAGGCTTACATTTTATACCGCGAAAAACGTGATAGGGAACGTCAACCAAAGAAAAAACCGGGGATTCTCAGCGAAGAATTTCTCGCGAAGTATAAACACCAAAATCCGTTCCCAACGCAATTAGGCCAGTTTGTGTATTACAGGACTTACTCGCGATGGCTTCCGGATAAGAACAGAAGGGAGCAATGGTGGGAAACAGTTAGACGCGCTGTAGAGTATAATTGCTCACTTATTCCTGGGGTTACTAAAGCGGAAGCTGAAGCTTTATATGATAATGTTTTTAACTTAAGGCTGTTTTTATCCGGGCGTACCTTATGGACTGGTGGAACAGAAGTATCTGCAAAATTTCCAAGCAGCTCTTTTAATTGTGCTTTTACCGTAGTGGATAGCTTTAGTTCTTTTGTAGACTTATTCTATCTACTAATGGTAGGAACCGGGTGCGGTATTAGGGTATTGCCAGAAGATGTTAGCAAGCTACCAAAAGTACGGACAAACGCGGAAATTATTCATTCTGCATACCAGCCGGTAGCCAAGAAAGAGCGCGTAGATTTTACGACACTTAGTTTCCCAGCTACTAATATCGCAAAAATTACTGTTGGTGATAGCAAGGAAGGCTGGAAAAATTCCCTTAAGTATTATTTTGAACTGCTTACAGCAAGCGAATATGCTGGAATTAACACTATTGTTATAAATTATGACAATGTACGCCCCAAAGGTGAACGTTTACAGACTTTTGGCGGAAAAGCTTCCGGGCATTCTTCCTTGCAGAATATGTATAAAAAAATTGACCGTGTTATTAAGGGTTATAATACACCGCGGGCAAAACTTAGACCTATTGATTGTATTGATATTGCCAATATAATTGGTGAAAACGTTACTGTTGGCGGTATTAGACGAACTTCGGAAATTTGTTTAGTATCCCCAGAAGATACTGATTCCATCAATGCGAAACAAAAATTATATGAATTTATTGATGGCGAATACAAGGTAAACGAGTCTTTGTTACATCGACAGATGTCAAATAATAGCATCTACTACACTGAAAAACCTACGCGGGAACAGCTACACGCCCAGTTAGAAAAGATAAAACTTTCTGGAGAGCCCGGATTTGTAAATGCAGAAGCGGCTAAGAAACGTAGAAAAGATTTCCACGGCGTAAACCCATGTTTTACCGGAGACATGAAACTAAAAACCGGGGAAGGTTATGAAAGATTTGATGTGTTAGCTAAACAGGGCGAAGGTAAAGAAAAAGGCTTGTGCAGGGTAGTTAACCACCTTGGATTAGCTACGGATGGAAAAGTATGGTATACCGGTGTAAAAGAAACTGTAGAAGTTGCTTTTGAAAATGGCACCAAGATTAAGTGTACCCCCGACCATCAATTTATGCTCTATACCGGAAAACTTTGTAAAGCAGAAAATTTGGCGGGAAAAAAAGTTCTACGATATCGTATGGATACACCCGTAAAAGTTCTTTCTGTAACCCCGAATGGCAAGGCTAAAGTCTATGATTTCACAGAACCATCTGCACACTTGGGGGTCGTAGAGGGTATTATCGTGCATAATTGTGCGGAAGTACTTCTTGCCGACAAAGGCACCTGTAACTTAACTTCTCTAAATGTAGCAGCATTTGTTAAAGACGGTGTTTTAGACATGGAGTATCTTTTAGCTGCGCAAGTTTTATCCGCAAGAGCTGGATATCGCATGACTAACGTTGAAATGGAGCTACACGATTGGGACTACGTACAACGTAGGGATAGACTAACTGGTTGTTCTTTAATGGGGTGGCAAGACCTTGTAAATATGTTAGGGCTATCTAAAGCCAAGGAAAAAGAAATACTTTCAAGCCTACGTTATACGGCTAAAACAGCTGCTGAAGCTTACGCCGACGAAGCCGGTTTACCTAAGCCGTTGTTAACCACGGTTCAAAAACCAGAAGGTTCTTTGGCACAACTCCCTACGGTATCATCTGGTATTCACTATCAGCATTCTGAGTACTTTATTCGTAGGGTTAGAATTAGTGCAACCGATCCATTAGTAAAAGTAGCCGAAGAACTTGGGTGGATTGTAGAAAATGAAGTGGGGCAAACAGACGAAAACTGCACTATAAAAGTTATTTCCTTCCCTGTAAAAGCACCAGCTGGTAGGAATAAGTACGATGTAACGGCAATTGAGCAGCTTGAAAACTACAAAATGTTTATGGAAAACTATGTAGAGCAAAACACATCTATTACCGTTAGTGTGAAAGAACATGAATGGGAAGATGTTGAACAGTGGTTATGGGATAACTGGGATGAAGTAATTGCTGTATCATTTCTAAACTTAGATAATTCTTTTTATCAACTAATGCCATACGAAAAAATTTCGCGCGAAAAGTATTTAGAAATGTCATCAAGCATAAAACCATTCACCCCGTCTCTTCTGTCAAAATATGAAACGGAAGAAATTGAATTAGATGTTGGTGATGAAGGATGCGAAACAGGCGTATGTCCTATACGTTAGAGGAATACCCCACAATAAATTTAATAGCAGATTACTTACTTCGTATCAAATATGAGCCTGAACCTGAAGCTATTGTTGAAGCTATTGGGCTTGGTTTACACTCTGGTTTTGACTTATACGGAATCAAAGTGTTTGCTGAGCCCTTAGCGGCAGCAATTATATACATGTGCGATAATGAGTATCCAGAAGACTTACTTGAGCACTTCGTTAGTATTTGCGAAGTAGCCAAACTAACAACCAAACGCGCGGAAATGGATAAAACAATTGATAGCTTGTATGAATATCATGATACGCCATCAAAAGATATTTTTATTAAACTTATCATGCACTTATTTAACTATGTCTTTTTAGTTGATATAAACGCATAACGAAAAGAGGTTTCAACTATGGAAAAGGTATCAAACTGTAAAGCGAGAAAAGTGCGTGCCGAGATACTCGCAGATATTTTTGCGCAAGAAATTTATAGCCATGAAATAATCCTAAAGTTTTTGACGTCTTCAATATTTGACACGGCTGATTTTGATCAAGTATCAGAATTAGTAGATGTACTTGAAGGTATTGGGGAAAGTTTACAAAAAGCGCAGACGTCAATGCAAAATTTTACCCAGAAAGAAAGCGACAACTACTACCGTAGTTTAGTTGAAGCAAACGAAAAAGCCGGAAACTTTTAATCTAAAACATCTTATAGGAGGAAAAAACTATGTTAACTGATCTCGAAAAAATTATTACCGATGTGTATACTTTGTTGAAAAAGAAGAACAGTATGTATGGTGACACTAATATCGAAAAACATGGCGTTCAAGGGATCTTGATTCGTATGGACGATAAACTTTCTCGAATCAAGAACCTACTTGGCAAAGACTACAAGGACGAAGAAACTATCATTGATACTGCTATGGATATGATTGGGTACCTTGTACACCTTATTCGACTGGAAAAGAAGGCAGAGAAACCCGCAGACAAAATTAGTGATATTATCCATAAGCTTGAAGGACTTTCTTCCGTAGAAAAACTTGAATTTTTGAAGCGCATTGATGAAGTTGTTTTGGGCGGCAAAAAGAAAATTTATAATGACAAGAAACGTCTGAAGCATAAAACAGAACTTCCTTACAAAGTAGAACCACAGAACAAGGTAGAACCAAGGAAAGAAAAAGCTAAAGAAAGTCCTAAATACGAAGAAGATGAAGGGTTTACTGTTATTACCTTTCCTAACAAAATCAGCACTGCTGAAGCTGTGCAGTTCTTTGCTGAATTCTATAGCGAGAGTAAAATTAAGTTTGACAACGAAAATAACATTCTTTACGTAGATGACGGGGTACTGCAAGCCGGGATTAAAGGGGATAAGATTATTCTGAGTCTTCCAATGGATTATTTTGCAGATTCTTTTTTTGCGGAACTTATTGAGAAATATGGAATTACCGACGTAGAATCAACAAAATCCCATATTACTATTAAGTGATATTGCTATGGCTGTTGAATTAGTAGCATCTTGGGGCTCTATGGTACAATTAGCAAGCATCGCTAATCTATCGTACGGTGGTACTAAGAAATACACGCAAAAAACAGCTAAACAACTGGTAGAAAAAATCATCAAACTCGGGCACACTTCTGTGCTTGAGTTTGGTGGTGCTACCTTCTATGTTAAAACCCCTATTTTTGTTGCAAGGCAGTGGATGCGGCATAGACACTTTAGCTACTTAGAACGATCTGGAAGATATACTAAGTTTACAGAAGAAAGTATTCCGCAAGATATTGATCCTACCATGCGGGAAGAATTAAAGAATCAATTAGAAATATACGCACAATTGTTAGAGAACCATAAAAAAGAAGACGCAAGGGCTGTATTAGGGACGGGATTTTTAACCGAATTTTATGTTAGCGGAAACCTCAGGGCATGGGCAAACTTCTTGAAACTCAGACTAACAGAACACGCACAAAAAGAAATTCGCGTAGAAGCAGAGGCTATTTTGCACATTCTTAATACGGCCTGGGATGGCTTATTTACAAGGGGTTGGTTATGTGAAACTTGTTGATACAATTCTTAAAACGGAAGATGTTGATATTAATGGTATTCGTTGTGGCAACTTAGTTAATTCTTCTATTCTAAGGGACGGGTACTTTGAAAACGTTACTAAAGTATTTAGCGCTATGCCGCCGCACTGTTTAACGTTTATTACTAATCCTAAGTTTGCCGATAATTTATATAATGTATCCTGTGTTATTACTACAAAAGAAATTGCGCAGAAAATTCCCAAAGAGCTTGGTTTAGTTATATCAGATAATCCAAAACTTCTCTTCTATGCGGTACATGAACTTCTTTTAGAGGAAGAATATCATAGCTATTCTGCGTCAGTTACACGGACGGTTATTGGCGAACGAAATGTTAGGTATGCTGTTACGGGTGTTGACATAGGCGAAAAATGTATCTTTGAGCCTAATGTAGTTATCCAAACAGGTTCTACACTTGGTAATAATGTGTACGTAGGCTCTTTTGTAACTATTGGCGGGGAAGGTTTTGAAGTTATATCAACCACAGCTGGAAACTATATGGTTATGCATCGCGGAAAAGTTTTAATCGGGGACTATGTTAATATACAGAACAACGTGTGTATTGACAAAGGCGTATTTCCAAATAGACCAACAATTTTAGAAGATTATGTTAGTCTGGATAATTTTGTACATATTGCGCATGGAGTTCAAGTTGGAGCTAACACAAAGATTGCAGCGTCTACCATGATCGCCGGGAATACAACCATCGGAAAAAACGTCTATATAGGACCGGGTGTAAGGATTTCTAATGGGATTACAGTTGGGGATAATGCACGTATTAGTATTGGTTCCGTAGTTACTAAAGACGTACCCGAAGGTGCTACTGTTACCGGTAACTTTGCAATTCCCCACGAAAAATTTATTGAGAACTTGAGGCGAATACGATGATTACAGTTGGGATTATAAATTACAATAAAGAAGCTTTTATTGAAGAATGCATCTTTACGGCTATGTACCAAAATTTTCCGCCAAAAGAAATTATTATTGTGGATGATTGTTCCACAGATAATTCTAAACAAAGAATTGAACACATGATCGCTACAAATAAAACAAATGTCAAAATTAAAGCTATATACTTTGAAAAGAATAGTGGTGATCCAGCAGAGCCTATTAATACAATTATCGAACTTACAAAAACAGATTACCTATTTTTAACCGCCAGTGATGATTTCTTATACCAAGACGCATTAAAAATGTTACATACAGAGATACAAAAAGGCGGATACGACTTTGTTACCAGTGGGCTAATGTTAGTTAACGAAAAAGGAAGTCCACAGGAAGCTTGGATTCAAGAAAATATACCCCCGCACACGATGGTTGCCGAAATTTGGAAAACTGGTGGATCGGGGAAAATGACCACCGTAGGTTTATATAGGACTTCTTTCTTAAAAGACGTTGGTTATATTAAATATCATGATATTGAATCTGATGTAATAAATACGCTCAACTACATTAAAAATAAGTGCCGATATAAAATTATGCAGGAGCCCCTTATAGCCTATAGACAGCACGCTGGAAATAATTCAAAGAACCTAAAAAAACGAGTTAATAGGATAGGGGCAATTATGGACTTTATAGTTAAAAATTTTCCACCACGTATTTTTTTAGCCGGCATACCTATACCAAATGTAGGAAGGGATCAGTTCGTAAATGTCATAATCGCTAAGTTTTACTTAGGGGTGAGTAAGCTTTATATTGAAAATAAACTGCCCGCCTATCTAAACGTATCTGCTACAGACGAAGAGCTAAAACAGCTTGCACAACCACTTCTATTAGAGGCCAGGAAATATCTAAGCGAAGCGGAAAAACATGGCGAGTACTACTGGAAAGAAATTATAGACACCTATGAAGAGATAGATTCGTTACTGATCACTTCATAAGAAATTTACACGCTGGGGTATTGATTTGTAATGAATCTTTTGGTATAATTAGCTTGTAAACATGAGGTGATTCATGAAAGTCTGTCCAAAATGCGGAAGCAGAAATGTGCGAATCATCGACATGGAAGAAAGTTTTATAGTAATATGCGATGATTGTGGATTTACGCCTAATCACGGCGGGTTAACTGTAGCAGATGCTATTGAAATCTGGAATAATACTATATGCGAAGACAGAATTATAAATGCCAAAAATAAAATTTCAGCCGGAAAACTGGCAAATAAAAGGAGGAAATTAGATGGAAATTGAACGAAAATTTATAGTACCCGGGGATGAAGCAGCAGAATTTTCTAAAGAAGGTAACCCGAACATTATTATCCAGTACTATACCGAACTATCACCGAACAGCGAAAAACGTAGACGGATGATTATTACACAAGAATCTATTAACTGTTATGAAACAGTTAAGACAGGAACAGGGTTAGTACGCCAAGAAGAAGAGTACCCCATTACCACAGAAGAATTTAATAGCCTATTATTACACGGAAGTACTCAACCACAAAAAAAGAAAAACGGCAAACGTATTGGCAGTGTTATTAAAAAATTTCGTACTAAAATTGAAAAAGACGGATACATTTTTGAGCTTGATTTTTATGGGAATCCTACTATATTCTATCCGGATGGTAGACTTGCATCCGTTGTAGAAATTGAATTTGAATCTGAAGAATCCGCAAAAAATTTTGATATGTCTAAGTACTTTAGAGAATTTATCGATGTAACAGAAGACCCAACTTACAAGAATAAGAACTTAGCGACGGAAGCTTTTAGCATTAGACCGAGAAAAATTAAAAAGCAACTATAAAGGGAGATGAATGGTATGAATACGCACGAATCTATGGCACAGGTAGTTATTAACGAACAGCACAAGTTGGTTAAAAATCAGGAAGATTTGCTCAACGAAAAATTTGGTTCTAACTGGAAACTATTTCATATTCCCATGAGTGGCTGGGACTTTGAACAACTACAAGGCGTACTAAAGCTTCTTACTGGAGACGTTGTTGTATTTGCAAGCCCCGTACCTTATCTATTAAAAGAACTGTCCGCAATTCAACCAGACGATACTTTTATCTTCTATAACGACAGCAGAAACCAGAAAAACATCGCTAACGGCAAAACGGTGTATTCCGTAGCTAAGTCTGGCTGGATGATTGTTTAATCCACATAAGGATGAAAAGGCTATTTTAACCTAAAAAGGGGTGATTTTATGCAGATTTCAAAAGTAACGGATATTTACACACAAGTATTAAATACTAACGAGGAACAGTTTTACAAGCATTTTAGTGCGTCATTACACGATTATTTTTCACGGAATTTAGGTTTTAGAAAAAAGAAATTCTGTAAACACGTACTTAGAGTAGATTATAAAACGGAAGAACAAATGTTAAATGATACGGCACTACTTTATGGAAAAATTTCCGCGGATTTAATTAGATATTTACTGTATGTTTAACTATGGCACTTGACAAACGAGTATTTTTGTGGTATAATTGGGTACAAACTAAGAAAGGAGAGATACTTATGACTTCTAAACGAATGATGGAATTTGCAAAATTACTGGAAGAAAAGACACTACTGGAGGAAAAACTGCGGGAATTAAAAACAAGGATTGATCTTGAATCATTAGGAATTGCCGAATACTTCAACGAAGAAGGCATCAACGAAATTACCGGTACTTTTGGAACATTAACCCGCAAAAATGTTCGATCTGTTCACCGTAAAAAAGATAGTAATGCCGTAGAATACGTAGAACAGCATTTCCCGGAATTAGTACGCAAAGACTTCAATACCCGAGCACTCACAGCAAGGCTCGCTGATGGCGTACCTAACCCGGAAGAGTTTAACCAGTACTTTATTGTCGAAGAAAAAGAAACTATTATTCTTAAATAAAAAGGAGTGTGCTACTATGGTAATTGATGGTGCAATGTTAAAGTATATTTGGAAAATGGCAAAATTAATTATTCCAAAGAAAGTTAGCTACCCGTTTATCCCGGCTGTTGCCGGGGTATATATTCACGAAGTACCTACGGATACGGGTTCTGAGCTTATAGCAGAAACTACTAATGGGATTGAGTCAGTCTATGTTAAAGTAAAAGATTTCTCCGAATCTACAGAAGTAAAAGAACTTTTTAAGGCACTAATTCCATTAGATAATCTAAAATATCTGGCAGATATTGGGCAGACAATAGCGTTGTACAGAGAAAATGGTATGGTGTATGCAAAAACCAATAGCAAAGTTTTTTCCGTGTATTCAGCGGATTATGAAGAACTATTGGATGCTCATCCTTGGTTAGAAGCTAAAGATATACCAGAAAATGCTTTACCGGTAGATAAAACAAAACTACAAGAAACTTTGAAGACCCTTCGATTTTCTATGGGCACTGATTCCTTTTTGCAGAACTTGTACGGTGTTTACATGGAACCAGTAGATGATAAATTACGGTTTGTTAGTTCAGACGGATACAGGTTAACCATGTGTGATTTAAGTACCACTAATGGAATTGAACATCCCGCGGTACTTATTAGAAATCCTTTTATTGAAATTCTTACGGCACTTAAGAAATTTACATTGTATATTGATAAAAATACTTTATTTGCGACAACCACAGCCTATGTTGGGGATAAAACATACTTTGACGTAGAAACAACCTTTTTATCTAAAGCGGCTGATTATCAGTATCCAGATTACCGTAAAGTTTTGCCGGAATCACGAAAACACATTATGGTATTTGATACTTTGGATATCACCAAAGCAGTAGAAAAAGCCGTGAAATCTAAGGTTGATAGGGTTGAGTTAGTAACTTATGAAGATCAATTAGGGGTATGCTATAAAACTGGTGAGTCTTATGTGCCTATTTTGGAACGTCTATCTACTAACTTACAGTTTTCTGTGTGGGTAAACCCAGAATTTTTACTGGAAACCCTGAGAGCTTGTGATACTAATGAAATTAATGCTGTATTCAACGATAGAAACGAACCAATCGAGCTGTATTGGGAAGACAAACGGCATATTCTAATGCCTATCCGTAGTTAAGTATTTAACTAAAGAAGTTAAATGGGCGCGTAGCTCAATGGAAGAGCGTCTGACTCATAATCAGTTGGTTGTTGGTTCAATTCCAACCGCGCCCATTACTTTTGACAATTGAATAATCCTGCATAAGAGAGGCGATTTTTTTGCTAACCACTTGGTACACTTCGTTAGTTGACGGCGCAGTTAGGCGATATGGGGACTTACCACAGCCGAATAATAAGATTGCAGGAGTTTCTTCTATAACCGAGTTTGTTAAAGTACGTGGCGGAGAATTTAGACTTGGGAAACCGGATAAAATCCGCGGATTAAAAGACTTACCAAGGCACACAGCAATACTAAACTATAACTACTTTATTGGTAAATACACTATAACGGAAAAAACTTTTTCCAGATTTAACGGGGATTACGATATATCGGAACCAAGTATTCCGGCTACGTCTATAAGTTGGTTTGATGCCTTAGATTTTTGTAACGATGTAAGTAGACTAAACAACTTGCCAGTAGCTTATAATAAGCATGGGGAACTTTTAGATCAGTATGGCAATACTACCGTTGATATAACAAAAGTTGTGGGGTACAGGCTACCTACGGAAACAGAATGGGAGTATGCTGCTATAGGCGGTATATCAGAACTAAATTTTCAATTTTCTGGAAGTAACATTATTGATTATGTAGGTTGGCATAAAGATAATTCTGGTAATCATTTACATGAGGTAGGTGAATTACAATCTAATACCTTGGGAATTTTTGATATGACTGGAAACGTAAATGAGTGGTGTTATGATTCCTTTGATTATGGAAACCCGGAATTTTTTAAGGAGACTATAAATAACATAGGCGGTTATACGGGAGCTTACAAAATTGTGCGCGGAGGAAGTTGGGCAGACCCAGTTGGGCACTGTGCTATTACATACAGGGATTACTGCGCACCACACCAGAAATACCCCGTTATAGGCTTTAGACTTACAAGAACTGAAGTATAAACCCACACAAAATCGGAGGAAAAAAATGTTATCTAAACCCAAACTTTTTGTAATGTCGTTGCAACATTTGTTAGCAATGTTTGGCGCAACTGTGCTTGTACCGGTACTGGTAGGGATTCCGCCTTCCGTGGCGTTGTTTACGTCCGGTGTAGGAACCTTAATTTTCCATTGGTGTACAAAATTCAAGGTACCGGCTTACCTTGGTAGCTCTTTTGCGTATATTGCACCAATTATTACAGTAACATCTTACTACGCGGCTAACGGAAATAACGTTGATGCTATTGCGTATGCAACCGGTGGTATTCTTTTAGCGGGTTTTGTAAAAATGCTCTTTGCCTACTTGATGTATAAAATTGGCATCGAAAAAATTACAAAAGTTTTTACGCCGGTTATTACGGGAACCATGATTGTACTAATAGGGTTGATCTTAGCTCCTGTGGCGGTAGATATGGCAGCCACGAACTGGCTACTGGCTGCAGCCACAATCTTAATGGTTATTGTCACTAAAAGCTTTGGTAAAGGTTTTATTAAGCTACTTCCAATTATTGTTGGAGCTCTTTCTGGATATTTGTTAGCTTTGGCTATTGGTGAAGTTAGTTTTGAATTTACAAGTTTTATTAGCATTCCTAAGTTTGTTTTGCCGAAATTTTCTTGGTTTGCTATTAGCGTAGTAGTGCCAGCAGCTATTGCACCGGCAATTGAACATATTGGTGATATTTTTGTTATATCGGAAACAGCAGAAAAACCTTTCTATAAAGACCCGGGTATGCACAGAACGCTTCTTGGGGATGGATTAGCCACTTCTTTTGCCGGATTACTTGGCGGCCCCGCTAATACAACCTACTCGGAGAATACTGGGGTAATGGCTCTAACTAAAGTTTATGATCCAGTCATTATGCGAGTTGCCGCGATTTTTGCTATTATCTTATCTTTTTTCCCGCCCGTAGAAGCGCTTATCATGAGTATTCCACAGTCTGTAATGGGCGGTATTAGTATCTTTTTGTTTGGTATGATTGCTTCTATTGGTATGAAAGTACTGGTCCATAATAAGGTTAAATTCACAGACAAAAACTTGATTATCATGTCTTTAATGTTGATTTCTGGACTTGGTGGAGCCGCTTTTTCTTACGGAGAATTTATCTTGCAAGGATTGGGGTTAGCTGCTGTTATAGGGGTACTTCTACAGTTAGTCTTGCCTAACAACAAGGAAGTATAACCCTACTTGAGGGGGAAAATTATAGATGTTTAGTCAGATAGTTTCTTTTAGTGGCGGTAAAGATAGTACCGCCATGCTTCTTATGATGCTGGAAAAAGGGATGCAGGTAGACGAAATAATTTTCGTTGATACAACAAAAGAATTTCCGGAAATTTATAGGAATATCACTAAAGTAGAAGCCTACATTGGTAGAAAAGTCACTAAAGTAGCTATTGATTTTGATTACTGGTTTAAGGATATTGATCATAAATCTAAAGATCGCAACGGATATGGCTGGCCAACACCAAAAAATAGATGGTGTACAGGACGTAAACGAGGTGCTTTTAATCAAGCTGCTAAGGGACGAAAGTATGATTCACATACTCAAAATCGTACTACACCACCACGAAGAGCCGATATCTACTTGGGAATTGCTGCAGATGAACCACGTAGAATAAGAGACATTAAAAATACCCACTACCCATTAGCGGAATGGGGAATTACTGAAGCACAAGCACTACAGTACTGCTATGACCATGGATTTGACTTTGAAGGTGCTTACGAACACTTTCGTTCATTATCTTGCTATTTATGCCCTTTTCACACATTAGACCAAACAGAAGCGGTTTATAATTACTACCCTGAACAATGGAAAGATATGCTTCGTTTAGACGATTACGCACACAACCTATACAAAAATAAGTATCGCATCGCAGACTTGCCGGCTATATTTGAACAACGCAGGCTAAAAAAGAAGGTGGAATAATGGAAATTGCAATTATCGGCGGCGGAACTGCCGGTATTACCTTAGCGTATCTACTAAAAGATTGTTATAATATCTGTATTTTTGAGCGTGGTAAGGACCCATATCATAGGGAACCCGATTATGGCTTTGGTGGCTCCGGAACTTTTTCCGACGGAAAACTTACCCTATCTAAAGAAGTTGGGGGACAACTCGGTGGAATTCTGCCCAACGATAAGTATGTAGAATACGAAACAAAGGCTCTTAACTTCTGGCTTGGAAATAGGGATATTAGGGATTTTGAATTTGGCAAATATACCGCAGATCAAAATAAATTGCGCAGGGAATTATTAGCCCACAACTATCGTCTAATAGAAGCAGGGTTTATCCATCTTGGCACAGAAACTATGCAGGCACGTGCAAAAGAGCTATACGAAGAATTAGTAAGTCATCCACGTGTTACTATTATGCTGGAACAACCCGTGGAAGACATTGAAGCTATTGCGAAAAATTTTGATCTGACTGTTATTGCTACGGGTAGAACTGGTTACATAGCGTTAGAAAATTTTTTGCGCAAAAAAAGACTTAAGTACTTAGACAATATAGTAGATGTAGGTATTCGCTACGAAGTAAAAAACGAAGTTGTAGAACATCTGACTAAGACGCTATATGAATTTAAGATCACCCGGAATAATGTTAGAACATTTTGCGTCAATCCAAGTGGCTTTGTTGTAGAAGAAAATGGGTTGGCTAATGGGCATAGTTTTTTAAGCACGAAAAGTGATTTCACAAATTTTGCTGTATTATACAAATACATAACTAAGAATGCGTCTAAATTTGCAGATAAACTAAAGTCACATTTTAATGGTGTCAAAGTAATGCCTTATGGAAAATTTTGCGGGAAAAAAGATATTTTACCTAATGGAAGAACTTACCTTAATGCCAAAGAAGAAGATTTTGTAAGTTTAATACCGGAAACCGTAGTAACACAACTAACAGACTTTATTAATGGATTAGAACCTATAATCCCAGGCATTGCAAACGATACTAATAATGTATATGCCCCGGAAATTAAAACAAATTCCATAGTACCACAGATGTTAGAGTTATTTAAGTTAGTAGATAATACCTATATTATCGGCGATATTACAGGCTATACACGGGGTATCATGCAAGCAACTATTTCCGCATTTTACTTAGCGGACAAGCTTATTTAGGAGGTATTATGTTAGAAACGGGTATGGAAATTATTCATAAAGATGGCGAACTTGTAGAAAAACACAAGCTTTTTAGGGTTACCAGCGGAAAAAACTCGGGTTTATTCTATCTATTAGAAGATGGTACTATTGTAGCAGCAGAACTAAACGGTGAAATTATTAGCGAAAAAACTTTTTTGCCAAAAAAAGGTAGTTTAACCGCCTATGAAAATCCAAAGTAAGGGTAAGTTATGGAAAATATTATCGAACAATTACTGGAAAGTACTGGAAAACTAACAACCCGCAAAAAAGGTGTATTGGCGGAAAAGTATGTTGTCTCACCTTTTTCTATACTATACACTCGTGACGGTAGCTGGCAAAGCAGAAAAAAAGCATGGCTTAGCTTAGGATTACGAAGCGAACTTGGAAGGGATAAGGCATTAACATACCCACAAATAGAAAATCGCACTGATTTTGTAGGCGAAGCTATCAAAGCAAAGGGCGGTACAAGCGTATTTGATCCGGTACTAACAGAATGTTTATACCGCTGGTTTACGGGCACTAATTACCAAGTTATTGATCCTTTTGCCGGTGGGTCTGTGCGTGGGATTATAGCGGGTTTAATGGGAAGAAAATACTGGGGATGCGACCTAAGCCAAAAGCAAATCAGTGCAAATAAACAACAAGCAGAAAGTATTATTATAAAAAGGAATGAGCCTAAGTTTCATGTTCCAGTATGGATTACAGGAGATAGTTTAACCGAAATGTATACAGCACCACAAGCAGATTTTATATTAACTTGCCCACCGTATGGCCAGTTAGAAAAATATAGTGATGACCCGCGAGATTTATCAAATATGGATTATAATACATTTATAGACGTTTACGGGAAAATAATTTCCATAAGCATTGAAAAACTGAAAGATAATAGATTTTGCGCAATTGTTGTTGGAAATTTCCGTAATAAATTAGGTTTCTACGAGGATTTTGTTGGGGATACAGTACGCATATTTCAAAAAGAGGGCGCGAAATTATACAATGATGCTATATTAGTAAATCAGATAGGCACTGGTGCTATAAGGGCTTCGAGTCACTTTGACCCGGGACGTAAACTTGTAAAAATGCACCAAAATGTACTGGTATTCTGTAAAGGTGATTGGCGACAAGCCACGCAAGAGTTAAAAACTGGAGGCGTATTATGATTATGCAAAAAACTTTTTTGCCAAAAAAAGGTAATTTAAATACCCCTGAAATTAAACAAAACAGTCAGGAGTTAAAAAATGCCGAAAATTAAATTGATACAAGGTGATTGTTTGGAAAAAATGAAAGATATTCCTGATAAAAGTGTGGATTTGGTACTCACTGATCCTCCCTATGGTATAGGATTAAAATATAACACATACCAAGACACAGAAGAAAATTGGTATAATTTAATGACTAATGCACTACCAGAAATTAAACGAATAAGTAAAATGGCAATACTGCCTTCCTGTAAAATACATAGAATGAAGTGGATTTACGATAATTTCCCCCCAGATTGGTTAATTTGTTGGTATAAGGGGTCTACTGGGCACGCTTCTTTTATTGGGTTTAATGACTGGGAACCTCATTTAGTTTATGGAAGACGTCTAAACAATCAATATATGCATGATTATTTTCAAACAAAACCAAGTCCAAAAAAAGGTGAATTTAATCACCCCTGTCCCAAGCCTTTAGAATGGGCGGAATGGCTAATTACCAGAGTTGCGCGTAAAGATACAATAACAGTTTGTGATCCATTTATGGGGAGCGGGACCGTTGGTGTTGTATCTAAAAAACTTAACCACAATTTTATTGGAATAGAACTTGATCCAGAATACTTTAAAGTTGCAGAGAAACGAATAAATGAAAATATATAAAACTACAGAGGAGTTAAAATATCATGAATGTGTTAAGCTTATTTGATGGTATGTCATGTGGTCAAATTGCGCTTGAAAGATCGGGGATCAAAGTTGAAAATTACTTTGCTTCTGAGATTGATAAATATACTATACAAGTAACTAAACACAATTACCCAAACACAAAACATATAGGGGATGTAACAAAGGTTAAAGGTACCGATTTACCCAAAATAGATTTATTAATAGGCGGGAGTCCGTGCCAAGGATTTAGTTTTGCGGGTAAACAGTTAAACTTTGAGGACCCAAGAAGCAAATTGTTTTTTGACTTTGTAAGATTACTGCAAGAAACAAAACCTAAATATTTTTTACTCGAAAATGTGGTGATGAAACAAGAATATCAAGATATAATAAGTCAACATTTAGGTATTAAGCCCATTTTAATAAATAGTAGTTTAGTTTCTGCCCAAAATAGAAAACGCCTTTACTGGACTAACATACCAAATATAACCAAACCACAGGATAAAGGTATAACCTGGGGCGATGTTAGAGAGTATGGCGTAAATACTGAGAGCTATTACTATACAGATAAAGCAATGCAGTGGTTAGCGAGAGTAAGCCAAAAGAAAAACAAACCTTTAACTGTACATTCTAACAACGATAAGATGCAGATGCTTGAAGCAAGTCATTATAAAAAATATAGTAATCAACGGTTTTTTGGGATTGTGGATTTGCCAGAAAATAAACAAGCAGTTGCGGGAATGAGAGGGCGTTATTTAATTAATGGTAAAGCGCAGATTGGAAAACAAAGTTTAAAAGGACTAACAAAGCAATACATTGAGTTTAAATACGACGGAAAAACTAATGCTCTAACTACTGTCGCAAAAGATAATGTAGTAGTACCTTTTACTTTACCAAATAGAGTACCTGCCGATGAATTTTTCTTTCGTTATTTAACGCCTTTAGAATGTGAAAGATTACAAACAGTGCCGGATAACTATACAGTTTGTGTAAGTAATACGCAAAGATACCGAATGCTGGGCAATGGATGGACTGTCGATGTGATTGCACATATCTTTAAGGGATTGTTAAAGGATGTATTGTAAAAATGGCGCAGATTAAACCAGAGGAATAAAAATGCGATGGCGTAGAATAGTAAATCAATTTTAAAGTCATTCTCAGGTCTGTAGCGATGTTTTACCGCACTTTTGTGTGTGCTTAACAAAGATAAATTAACGGAGGATATCATGACTAAACTAAAAACATACCTAAAGAAAAAGTATTTTAGATCAATGGCAAATTTGTTAGTTAAAGGAACTAAAGTATTAAGTACCCACGAAATAAATGATATTTGGACTAACTTTGAACAAGAAATTAACCAAGCGGCAAAAACTTTTCGTTTTGAAGCGAACACAAAGAGCCAAATAGAGCATCTATTAGATTTGGTAATTAGCAATATGTACATAATGGGTGAATTTCCAGCCGCATGTAAAGTAAATATAAATCCCAAACACTATGCTTACATTAAAGAAGAATACTTTGATGCATTCCTAAAAAAGTTAGAGCATTCCCTAAATATAAAATATCCCTACTATAGTTTTAGGGTAATTGTAACCGGTGGTAACTACAGCGTAGAATGCGAAGATTTTGGCGTTGACATGGAAAAACAAGTTCAAGAAACAATTGATAATCTTGTAGAGCGAAGTCTATTGAAGAGCTTACGCAGACACTTGGAGGTACCGGATGTTATACCAGAAGATTAAAGACAAAACCGCAAAAATTGGTGTTATAGGATTAGGTTACGTAGGTTTACCGTTAGCTGTTGAAAAGGCTAAAGCGGGTTTTGAAGTGGTAGGATTTGATATTCAAGGGCAAAAAGTTTGGCAAATTAACCGCGGCGAGAATTATATCGGTGATATTGTTAGTGAGGACTTAAAAGAATTAGTTAAGACTAACAAGCTACGTGCGACTACACGTATGAATCAACTTGAAGACTGTGATATTATGACTATCTGTGTACCAACACCTTTAGACAAATACAAGCAGCCCGATCTAACCCATGTTATAAACGTAACAAATGAAGTCGCTAAGTATCTATATGCAGACAACTTAGTTATTTTAGAGTCTACAACCTATCCGGGAACTACAGAAGATGTAATCAAGCCTATCTTAGAGACGAAATCTTGGTTTACTTGCGGGAAAGACTTCTACTTAGCTTTTAGCCCGGAGCGCGTAGACCCGGGAAATAATATTTACAAAACAAAAAACACTCCTAAAGTAGTTGGTGGTGTAGGCTATAAGTCAGCGGAGCTTGCACAATTGCTGTATGAAGCTGTATTAGAAGCCCCGGTAAAAGTTGTTTCGTCACCAAGAGCAGCTGAAATGACAAAAATCTTAGAAAATTCCTATCGATTAGTAAACATATCCCTAATCAACGAGCTAACCATGCTTGCAGATAAGATGGGAATTAATATCTGGGAAGTAATTGATGCTGCAGCTACCAAACCATTTGGATTCACGCCATTTTACCCCGGTGCCGGTGCCGGTGGACACTGTATCCCTATCGATCCATTCTACCTATCATATATCGCCAAAAAATTTGATTCTACAACCACCCTAATAAACCTTGCGGGCGAAATAAATGATCAGATGCCAAACTATATTGTACAAAGAATTGCAGATATTCTTAACACAAGGGAAAAACCACTAAAAAACACCAAGATACTATTAGTTGGTGCTACCTATAAAGGTGATATCGACGATATACGCGAATCCCCGGCATTAAAAGTAGCAGAAATTCTCCAAGAAAAAGGCTGTCAATTAGATATTTATGATCCATACATACAAAAATTCGCGGCAAAAAAAGACTACAACTTATATGATCTAACAGTAATAACAACAGCACACAAACACAATATAGATTACCAAGAACTACAAAAAAACTCCAAACTTATCTTTGACACAAAAAACATATTACAAGGAGGCAATGTAATAAAACTATGAAAACAGAACAATACTGGGAACAACGCTATGCAAGAGGAGGAAATTCCGGTGATGGTTCATATGGTGACTTAGCGCTATTCAAAGCACAAGTAATTAATGACTACATAAAAAAGCTAAACATCGTATCCATGAACGACTGGGGATTCGGCGACTGCAACCAGCTACAATACTTCCCCGATATCGACTACGTAGGCTACGAAGTAAGCCAAACAGCAATAAAAAACGCGCAAAAAAGATACCCAAATAAAATTTTTCGCCAAATAAAAGAATACTCAAATCAAAAAAAAGAACTATCAATATCATTAGATGTACTATACCACCTAATAGAAAACGAACTATACTATGAATACCTAAACAACCTATTTAACTCAGCAACAAGATTAGTAATAATCTACTCTTCAAACTACCAAGAACAACCAAAAGGACATCAATACAGAAGAAACTTCACCCCGGACATAGAAAAACTACACCCGGAATGGCAACTAACAGAAACAATACTAAACAAATACCCATACAAACTAACAACCGGAAAAGGATCACACTGTAACTTCTACATCTACCAACCAAAATAATTTTTTCGCGCAAAAAAAGAGGTAATAATATGATAAATATTAATCTAATACAAGGTAACTGTTTAGAAAAACTAAAAAATATTCCTAATGAAAGTATAGAAGCTATTGTATGTGATCCCCCATATGAGCTAAACTTGATGAATAAAAAATGGGACAATACGGGAATTGCATATAATATAGATTTATGGAAAGAATGTTTTAGGGTACTAAAGCCAGGAGGACATTTAACAGCTTTCGGGGGCACAAGAACTTATCACAGAATGGCTGTAGCTATTGAAGACGCTGGATTTGAAGTAAGAGATATGTTAGAGTGGATATATGCAAGCGGATTCCCAAAAAATTTAGATGTAGGCAAGGCAGTAGATAAGCTGTGTGGTAACGAAAGAACGAATTTAGGCGCTGTACGCGGCTGTGGAAATAATAATACAGAATCAATGAATAACGGCGTAAAAAAATCAAGTGAGTTTAAGCCTACATACACTTTAACTAAAGGCTCTTCTGAATGGGAAGGTTTTGGTACGGCTCTTAAACCAGCCCATGAACCAATCATCCTTTGTAGAAAACCTTTATCAGAGAAAAATATCGCAAAAAATGTACTAAAACATGGAACAGGTGCAATTGACATTGACGGATGTAGAATACCGACAAATGACTTAACACCAAGAAACAACAGGGAATCTGCAACATGGGGGACTTATGGTAATGGGTATGCTGCACCTTCCCCACACGGCCGTTTTCCAGCCAATATTATCTGTACAGATGATGCTTTAAATGACCACGGAAGTACAGTAGAATCAAAATCCCGTTACTTTGACATAGATGTCTGGGCAGAAAAACACGGGCTACTCCAATTCCCAAAAGCAAGTAAAAAAGAAAGAAACGAAGGGTGTGATGGATTAGAAAAGAAAAATCTTGCAGGAAGTAATAAATGGACAGACGTTGACTATAGAAAAGGGGACGGAAAAATTACAGCACAACCACAACACAACCACCATCCAACAGTCAAACCAATTCATCTTATATCCTGGCTTATAAGACTAATCAGCAAAAAAGGCGGCACAGTTTTAGATCCATTTATGGGTTCAGGAACAACAGGTGTTGCTTGTGCAAATCTTGATCGTAATTTCGTTGGTATCGAACTTAATGCCGATTATTTCAAAATTGCAGAAAAACGAATAAACGCAGCCCGTTTAGACACATAAAAAAAACGCGAAAAAAAGAGGTAATACTATGATAATAATAATAGGTAAAGAAAACTGCAAAAAAAGCATAAAAGCAAAACAAACCATAGAAAAACAAGAAATACCATACATATACACAACAATAAACAACCTACCAACTATAACACAAAAAATGCTAACAGACCTACACAAAAGTGGATTAATAAACTGGGAATTCCCAATAATAATCCGTAACTCAGAAATATTCACAGGATTCACACCAGAACTATTAGATGAACTATACTAAAAAAATTTTTCGCGCAAAAAAAGATAACCACAATAAGTACTATACCACATAATAAAACCCAATACACATAAGTAACCTATTACCTAATAAAACCCGTTTTCCAGAAAAAATCCAGATTTTTTATACGCATCCAGAAAACCCGTTTTCCAGAAAAAAGTCAGATTTTTTACATGCACCTCCCCGGCGCCAGACCCCGAATGTTACATCGATGTTACCCCCCGGTTACGGGAATGTAACACCCCCGAATGTTACCGGAAGGTTACAATGTGTGATGCTAAAGTAACAATCTGTGTTGTTACCTGCAGGTTACAATGTGTGGCGATAAAGTAACACTCTGTGTTGTTACCGGAAGGTTACCACCACCACACATTTGGTAGATCTCACACTTGATATATCGGAGGCCGATATATCATGCCTCGGTATATCGACCTCCGATATAGCCAGGCAAAAAAAATATGGACATGGAACAAAAAAAGATCCATGTCCACTCGACGTTTTATAAAAAGTTGAGTGGGACATGGAACAAAAAAAACCCCTCCCCAAAAATTGGGGAGGGGTTTACTGCTATGACTGCCTATTTCCATTGGCAGTCATAGCACAGAGGCTTGTTGCTTAACCTTGATACCACGTGCCCACAGATCGGGCACATGGTATCCGCCTGGACCCACTTCGGAGGGAAGGACCATGCCTTCCCCCAACAGGACGTTGGGTCATCGACCCAACCGTCCCTCGATGTAAAGCTATAGTGGTCCCTGTGTTCAAACCCCAGGTACCTTAACCAGGCATATAATCCAAGCATGGGTCGGTATTTTCCCGACCCACCATACGTCGGCAGGACAAATAATCCGTCCTGCCCTCCGAGAATCAAGCAGCGTGCAAACTTGATTCCCGACTCTCGGACCGAAGCCACGACGTAGGCTTCGGTCCCTATGTAGGAAGCCAGGGTCCGCGTGTAGGACCCCGACCAGGACATACAGCTTGTGTACTCCGACGCTTCCGAAGCTGCTAAAATAGCAGCAACGGAAGCGGTTACAACGGTTTCAAGTCGGAGCTCCTGGACGTCCGCCAGGAGCTCTCCGTCAAGAGTCGCTCCCGGAGGCATTAAAGCAGCCTCCGCGCGACTTGTCTTCATCCCACGTGGAAATTTCCTTCCCACGTGAAAATAATCTTTCTCCAGGACGCCCGTTTTCCATGCTTCCATGGAAAAGGACGTCGTCCACTTAACCGTGAACTCCTGCTCTTTGAATCGAGCAGGAATTATTCCACGGGCAGGTAAAAACCTGCCCGTGGAGTGGAATTTCTCGAACTCCGGTAGAACACGGAGTCCGAAGCCGAAGTAATCTTCGAAGGCGTCCAAAGACGCCTTCTCCAGGGATCTGACTGGATTGGACGTCAAGACTCGACGTCTTCCAGATCCCTTGCAAACCGGACTTCCCGGTTTGGCAAACCTTCCTCATCCCTTTTTTCAAGCGCCTTGTCGATGTTCCAGGCGCTGTATAGCTTGTACTTCCATGCTACCTTCGGAGAGAGTAAAATAATCTCTCCGTCCGTCATCAGTACATAGCGGTAATTTGGCTTCATTTCTTTCAGTCCCTTTTTTTTGATAGTCAAGCCGATTCAAATGCGCTTGAATAACGCATTTTAGCAGCTTGCCTATTCAATTGTCAATGATCGATCGAGTCCTGTTTCCAACCTGGCGATTGGCGCCAGGACCCTTTGGCAGGAAGCGCGTGGTCCGGATACCTGGGGAGGGTACCGTCCCCCGCTTCCACGCATCAATAATAGCAGAGTCAAGCGTGGAAGTCAAATTTTATATTGTAACGCGCTATAGAAGCGGGTTTCCGGGGTTTTTTGGGTTATTTCCAAATTCTGTGTTTGGCTTTTCATGCGGGTTTCCGGGGTTTGCCGATTCAATTCATAAAATCTTTCTATGCCAAAAATTCTTTTTTTGGTATGGAAAACACGTGTAACCTGCTATAGCAGCGCGTTTCCGGCTATTCCCTTCCACTGGTGCTGCTGGTGCTGCTGGTGCTGCTGATGTCCACTCAACTTTTTATAAAACGTCGAGTGGAACATGGAACAAGTGCTGCTGGTGCTGCTGGTGCTGCTGGTGCTGCTGGTGCTGCTGGTGCTATGAATTATACAATACTAACACGCTATAATCCGCTATAGAAGCGTGTTTCCGGGGTATTGAACAAAAACGCTTGAATTGACGTCTAATGTATGCCCAAAAATACAAGTTGATACGAAAACCGTATCATTTGGCAGTCCAATGCAAGGACTGCTAAAAATAATACGGTTTTCGTATTATATGAGTGTACTATGATTGTAGAACACTTAATTCACCAGAAAGGAGGTGATATTGCAACACACCATTCATATTTCCAGAATGTTTCCATTTGTGCCTTTTTCACTCCGGTTTTTTTCCGGATTGTAAAATTCTACGCATTTTTGGTAACGTTGCCAGAATGTTTCCATTTGTGCCTTTTTCACTCCGGTTTTTT